TTGTGCTGTGGAAAAATCACAGGCAAACATCAGGTAATATGGCGTTCAACACATACAACAAAGACGTAAATACCCGTCCTACAACGGGATTGATGTATCCCCGTGTTAGAACACGTAGGCGTGGATAAGGATAAATATACAAAAGGGGTTTTATTATGGAACATTTTGTAACAGTAGTAATGGAAAAACAAGAAACAAAGAAACTAGATGAATCTGTGTTTCCTTTGTACGAAACATTTGATACAGAACAGAATACAACTGTTATGCAAATCCCATTACCAAGAACACTATCAGAAGACGAATCAAATGAATATGCAAAGCGTTTAGCAAACTATTTGTTTTCAGAAGGATATGAAGATTTTGATATCTATGTCAACGCAGATCAAGGTGAAGACATAGCTGAAGTAACATACGACGGTGATGACTTTTATGAAGAATTTGGTGTAATGTGGTACAACGAAGATGAAGAAGTTGATGAAGCTGAATATGGTGGACGCAAAGTTAAACTTGGCAAGCCAATGCGTGGCGATGTAAAGAAGTTTAAGGTTTATGTAAAAAATCCAAAAGGCAATGTTGTTAAGGTAAACTTTGGTGACCCTAACATGAAAATCAAAAAATCCAATCCAGCAAGACGCAGAAGTTTCCGTGCTAGACACAACTGTGATAATCCAGGGCCGCGTCATAAGGCACGTTACTGGAGTTGTAGAAAATGGTAAAAGTACTTGAAATTACAGAAGAAAAAGATGTAAAGTTTGATCTTGTAGACGATACAAGTTTCTATATGAAAAACGATCCATCTTTTTATAGAAAACAGTATTTTCCTACATTTAGTAAAATTGCTGATAAACATAGATCAGGCAAAGCAATTGATCCAAGACAAGAACTAGGACCCATGATAGACAAAGCTGTAAGTGCATATTGTCAAAAATATAACTTAGCCAAAAATCCAGAAGAACTATTTACACAAGAACAAAGAGATGCTTTAATCGACAAGATATTTGCAGAAGAAATGGACGAAATTAAAAAAGGCGATTACAAGTGAAACTGAGAGAACTGTTTGAAGACCGTGCAAAAAAAGTTGTTGCCGTTATGCCTGGAGGATTCCATCCTTTTCATCCAGGGCATAAAAGTCTTTATGACTGGGCTGTAAGCACATTTGGCGCACAAAATGTTTATGTAGCCGCTACAAATGATACAACTACACGACCATTTCCTTTTGATATAAAACAAAAACTTGCATCAATGGCAGGTGTTCCTGCACAAAAATTTATACAAGTGAAATCACCTTTTAATGCATTATCCTATGACAATATAATAGGAGATGCAAGCAAAACTGCTTTAATATTTGTAAGAAGCGAAAAAGACAAAACAAGTCATCCGTTACCAGATCAAATTAGAAAAAGTGATGGTAATGTAGGATATATTATTTCTTACACATCTAATGAGAATCTTGTAACAGCAGATCAACATGCACACATGGCGTATGGACCTACAATTGATTTTGATTTTAAAGGTATGGAAATACGCAGTGCAACAGAATTAAGAAATGCTTGGCCGCAAATGGCGCCAGAAGAAAAATTACAAGCCGCTGAACTAATGTATCCTGGCAACGGAGAAACAGCAAGCAACCTACTTGACAATGCACTAGGCACAGAACCTGCAGAAGAATCTATACAAGAGGAAGTTAAGGATACTTTACCAGATAAAATAAAAGTAATGAAGCCTCAGAATCCACCTAAAGCACCAGATGCAACAATACCAGTTAGCAGAAACGGTTACACTACAGATGACGGAACTACATATAAACAAGACAAGTTTGATGACAAGTTAGTGCATGTAACTGACGGTGGAGGAAAGTACACATTTAATGGCGCACGTATGATAAAATGGCAGACTCCAAAAATTAAAGGTCTACAATACACATACGATTATGTTCAACGTAAGATAACAGTGAATTATGATACAGATGTTAGCGGAGATGGAAGTGATAAGTATCCAACCCAAGTTGGTACAGGAACAGGAGATGCTAACATAGGCCAAAGTGCAACCTATGATTTCAAAGGAAACAAAATAGCAGACTCTGGATCTGTAGAAGTAGGAGCTGGAACCTTATCAACAAAGTTTGATAAATCTGGTGCAACTATATCAGACGGAATGTTTGATCCTTTTAATGATGTAACAATGATAGTAAAATCAAATCCTGCAAAAGTAAAACAATATGGCAAAGAAAAACTAAAAGCAATTTTGGATAAAGAGCTAGGTTTATTACGTCAATCTTCTATGGGCAGACCAGTTCCCGGCGTAGATTATAAAAAGGTTACACAACGTCTTATGCAAGTAGCAGACGTAAGTTTCAGAGATGCCAGTGGTAAAAGTATTCCTGCTAATCAAGCAATAGCAGGTGCTAAGGAATGGTGGGCTTCTTTGAACAAAACCAATCAAAGAAGAAATGCAGACATAGCAAAAATGAGAGCTCCACAAAAACCAGCAAATACGGAGCAATGACATGTATGCTAGTATCGACGAATTAAAAAAACTTGCTGGTGTAAATGAATACAAAGGTTATACTGAATACACACTAGATGAAAATCCAAGTATAACTGCCGCTCAACTAAAAGCCAAAGAAAAGAAAATGGGCATTAAGCCAGGAGATGCTGATTGGTTTAGACTATGGTTTTCAAAGCCATATATGACCGGCCCTGTACAATTTAGAGGACGCAAAAAATGAAAATGTATGAAATATTAGAAGATGTACCTACACCTGTTACTAAAAAAGATGCGGCACTTTCAAAACAAGCAAAACATCTAAAAATGAAAAGTATGTTAGCACCAAGACCAACCGAAGTAATGGTAGGTGCCAATAAAGGTTATATGGATACCATGGCACAAACAAAAAAAGACGCTGATAAACTTAGCAAAGCCGCCGGTATAAATCCTGATTATACAAAGAACGCAGTAGCAAACACAATGAAAAATGCAAAACCTCACGCAAGATTGAAAGCAAAGTTTAGAAAAAAATGAAGTGGCTTGAATTCAAAGAAGGTGTAGGACGTATTACGAAACAGAATCAAACTGTTGATGTAGGTCCTAACGAGATTTCGATTCAAGCAAAAAAGTTTGGCAATAGTGTAGACAAAGACGGACGTCCTACTAATATGCCCAAAAAAACAAAAGGTTCTAAAACAAATGTTCTGTTCAACCTAGGCCTTTCAGAATCGGTTGACAACGACCCTGATTCTGTGTTATACTTCGAGCATATGAAGGAAACTTTAGGCGAAATAGCACAGGCAACAGAAATTTATGTAGACATGGATGGCGTACTAGCTGACTTTTTTGGAGAGTGGGCTAAGTTAATGCAAGTAGATCATTTTACTAAAATAGACAAAGAACACGACATAAATGACGCTCTACAAGCAATCCGTGATAAAGATAAATTTTGGTTAGATTTACCTTTACTTCCACAAGCAAAACAATTACTTGGATTAATAAAACAAGTAAAAGGAGAATACAATATATGTAGTTCTCCACTAGCAGATGATCCAAAATCAGAACCACATAAACGTAAATGGATAGAACAAAATCTATCTTTCTTTCCTCCAAAGAATGTTTACATCACACATAACAAACCACAATTTGCTAAAAAAGAAGATGGAACTCCAAACATACTAATAGATGACTTCGGTAAAAACGTCAACGAATGGGAAGCCGCGGGCGGTATTGGTTTTAAATACAAAGACCATAAGTTTGAAAGAACTGCAAAAGCGTTGCAACAACAAATGCAACAACCTGTAGAAGAAAACTTTGCTGACGGTAAGAAAAAAGGCAAAAGCAGACCAGGGCGTGTAAAACGTGCAGGTGCAAGTTGTAAAGGAAGCGTAACAAGCCTACGTAAAAAGGCAAAAAATGCAAGTGGTGAGAAGGCAAAGATGTATCACTGGTGTGCTAACATGAAATCTGGGAGAAAGAAATGAAAATTTATGAGGTTGTAGAAAAATTATCAATAAAGACTACCAAAGCTGATGTAGCAAAAATGCAATCTATTCATGCTAAGATGAAACAGGCGGCGGCATCAGGTGATGCCGATACAGGATTCCAAGCAGGTGCTGAATTAGGCGATATGCTTATGAATAAAGTTTATCCTGATTTGTTACAAGTAGGTGCTTATATAGTAAATGAACTTGAAAAAGCATGTGCAAAATATTCTAAAAAAGATCCTAAATGGAATCAAGCATGTAAAGATTTGCCACAAACAAAAATGGCAATACTAAAACAAATTCACGGACAAGGATTGAAACCTTTTCAAGGTACACAAAAACGTGGTGAAAAAATTATAAACATATTTGGAAAAAGTTATATAGTGCCAGCAAATCCTCAACCAGAAAGTATGGGTGAACAGACAAATGCATCGTCAATTGCCACAGTAAGTGGTAACGTAGGAACTATGCAAAGTCGTAGTATGTATAATGCAGATGGTACAATGAAAAACGGAGCAGATTTTGGTAATCTGCTAGGCGGTAAAAAGAAAGCAAAGAAGACTCGTAAGGCATAAATACACTGTAGGAGATAGCTATGGACAAAAAAACTAAAGAAAGCGGTTTACAGTACTACACAGGCGTAAAGAAGCACGGCAAAGAATACATGCAAAAAGCGGCCAAAGCAGGACGTGAAGGTGCTAGCCAAGAAGAACTAGGTAGACTGAAAGACAAATACAGCAAAGCTGAGAAGAACAAGACAAATGAAGGCTTAGGTGAACTAGCCGATGTTGCAGAACGTGATCATGAAGTACAAATGGCTCGCGCTGATCTTTACAAAATCGCAAAATATGCTATCAAACTACACGATATGCTAAAGACAGTAAGTGAAGCTGAAGGTATTGAAGGTTGGCAACAATCAAAAATCACAAAAGCCGCAGATTACATGGGCTCAGTATACCATGCACTAGATTATGACATGAAGTTTGCAGAATCAAGATCTACAAAAAATGTTATGAAAAGAAATATTCAAGAAAACGAAAAAAATTATTTACAATCACTACAAGAAAAAGTGAGTCGTAAAGTAGCTGAAACAGCAGGTGTATGTTCAGACTGTGGTAAGCCAAGTTATACAACTCTGCCAGAAGAAAAGCAAAAAGGCGTTGATGGCAAAGTATGCTGGAAAGGCTACAAGCGTATGGGCACTAAGAAAAAAGGCGGCAAAACCGTAGACAACTGTGTGAAGATGTAATGCGTGTATCAGAAGGTATATTTGACTTTTTCAAAAGCAAGGAAGAAACACTTGCAGACGATCCTGAATACAAGGGTTGGCTAAAAGTATACCTAAAAAATCCTGACATAGCAGAACTACATAAACGTCATAAAGAATTCTTACAGTATTTCCAACAAGAACAAGCAAATGAAGGTATAGGTGATTGGATCAAATCAAATATATGGAGTAACAATATTCCTGCAGAACAGTATGCTGAATATCTAGAGTTTGCTAAAAGGAAAATGAACTATACTAGAGATAAAGATCTAATTTTAAAACTCAAAAAACAATTTCCAGAATTACAAGACAACGAAGCTGATTTGAATAGAGTAATGAAGGATATTCAAAATTTAAGAGCAAAGCGTAATGCCTGATTTTTATAAAATGAGTGCTATGATGAAGGACTTGTTTCCTTCTAATCCTGAAGCTGACAAACAAGCACTTAAGGCAATAGCTGGAAATCCGCAAGAAAGTGTTGCTCCTACAAAAGATTACGTGCAAGAAAGTGTAGAAGTTCCGCAAGGATCAATGCCATTAGGAATAGACAATGTTAGTGACTTTGCTAAACTAGCAGGCGTTACAGAAACACAAAAGACTGGTAGTGCAGGACAAGCAAAAGGCAAAGATCCTATGCCTGCAAAAACTAAACCAACAGCCGGGCCGGAACAAAAACATCCACTGAGAAATAAGTTAGTAGGCGAAGACGATGATCTTCGCAGAGGTGTAAACGTCTTAGATTTAGGCGACGACCCTGCAAGTCTTGTAACAGCTGGGTTGATTAATGCAGTAAATGGTGAAATATTACCAAAGCCTCAAAGAGAAGCATTAAGTCCATATGTAGGATTGTTTGTAACTTTTATGAAAAATCCTAAATTACTTGCTAGACTTAATGCAATGAAAAGAATTGCAAATCAAAAAGACGATTCAGAAACCACTGAGCGCAGTCTTACTAAAGGCGAAGAAAAAGAAAAAGAACGTATTGTAAAAGGTATGAAGAAAGCCAAAGGTGACTTCAAAGATCGTTACGGAAAAGATGCTGAAGCGGTAATGTATGCTACTGCAACTAAAATGGCAAAGAAAGAAGCAATCGAAACTTCACTCAGAGACAGATTAAATAAAGCTCTAAACTCTCAAAAATAGTCTTTGTTAGCGCATCAACTTTTACTTTCAAGTAAATACGTTATGTTAAGAAATGATCTAAAAGAACAGTATAGATTATTTTACATGGTAAAAGGTCATCTTAACGCCTCTCCAGAAACAGTAATACAAAGTGCAGACGGATACTTCAAACGTCTTTGGTATGACGGTGCTAACGGAGCGCCTTTGTACGATTATGCAGAACAATTTGAAATTGCATGGACAGAACACCAAAAAACTCTTGACAATTAGTAAAATAAAGTATATAATAATACAAACTTATAAGGAGTAATCATGAGCGATCGTACATACGGAGCAGAAGAAAAAGCAAAACTTGAACGTCTTGTTAACGAAGGTGTTACAGTATTGCAAGAAGTAGAAGATCTACAAACAGGTTTGAAAGAAACTGTCAAAGCAGTGGCAGAAGAACTTGACATCAAACCAAGTCTTATCAACAAAGCAATCAAAATCGCACAGAAAGGTGATTGGGATCGTGTTAACGATGAGTTCGAAGACTTAGAAACACTTGTTGTTACAGTTGGTAAGGACAAATAATTTTGGAAAAAATAAAACATTTTTGGATACAAAGTTATCAGTCTGACAAAATTGCATTTATGTGTGAACTTACTAGTTTTGTTTTCACAGTAGGTGCAAGTACAATGCTTGCTATGAATGCAGATGCACCAGACATGCGAATGATATATCCAGGATTTTTTATAGGTAGTGTAACCGCAGTTTACGGTTATTACCGAAGAACACTAGCATGGCCTATGCTACTGACGAGTTATTTCACTGTTGCAAATGTACTCGGGTTTGGTGTAGCTATGCAATGGTGGTAATAAATATAATGTCGCCCAAAGCTAAAAGCGGGCATGTAGAAGGTTAAGTTGGCCATAAGCAACGAGGAGAAAAAATGAGTTACGTAGACGCTTTCTTTGATCGCGATTCAGATATTATTCGTGTTGTAGAACGCAAAGACGATAAAAGACACTTTCACGAATATCAAGCAAAATATACATTCTATTACAAAGACGAACGTGGCAAGTACAAAAGTGTATTTGGCGATCCACTTACACGTATTGTATGTAAAAACACCAAAGACTTTCGTAAAGAGGTTGCTATAAACAAAGGCAAAGAACTTTTTGAAAGCGATATTAATCCTATTTTCCAATGCCTAAGTGAAAACTATCTCAACCAAGATGCTCCTAAACTAAACATTGCATTTTTTGATATTGAGACTGATTTCGATCCTGAGCGCGGCTTTGCTGATCCTGCAGATCCTTTTATGCCAATTACAAGTATCTCTGTATACTTACAGTGGTTAGAAACAATGGTATGTTTGGCTGTTCCGCCAAAGACACTTACTATGGAGCAAGCAAAGAAAACACTAGAAGGCATTGAGAATGTTGTATTATTTGAAAAAGAAGGTGAAATGATTGACACTTTCTTGAATTTAATTGAAGATGCAGACATTTTATCAGGTTGGAACAGTGAAGGTTATGATATTCCGTACACAGTAAATAGAACAAGCCGTGTGCTATCTAAAGATGACACAAGACGTTTTTGTTTGTGGGGACAACTTCCTAAAAAACGTGAATATGAGAAGTACGGCAAATCAGCTGTCACCTATGACCTAATAGGTAGAGTGCATTTAGATAGTTTAGAATTATATCGTAAATACACATATGAAGAAAGACACAGTTATAGACTTGATGCAATCGGTGAAGTTGAAGTTGGTGAAAACAAAGTGCCTTATGAAGGTACTTTGGATCAACTGTACAACAATGACTTTAGAAAATTCATCGAATACAACATACAAGATACCGCACTACTGGACAAGCTGGACAAAAAACTAAGGTTTATTGATCTTAGTAACGAACTAGCACACGCAAATACTGTTTTGCTACAGACCACAATGGGTGCTGTTGCGGTTACAGAACAAGCAATTATTAACGAAGCACATCACAGGGGATTACAAGTTCCTAATCGGCCAAGACGTGACGATGAAAACACTGCGGCAGCCGGTGCATATGTAGCATTTCCTAAAAAAGGTCTTCACAAATGGATTGGATCAATGGATTTGAACAGTCTGTATCCAAGTGTTATTAGAGCCCTTAACATGGCTCCAGAAACTATTGTAGGACAAATACGTCCAGAAATAAGTGAGAGCCGTGTACATGAAGATATGACGCTTAAAAAGAAGAGTTTTGCAGGGTCATGGGAAGGACGTTTTAGTACAGAAGAATATGAAGCGGTAATGGAACAGCGTAAAGATGTTGCACTAACTGTTGACTGGGAAAACGGAGAATCAAATGTTCTAAGTGGTGCAGAAATTTATAAACTTATCTTTGATAGCAACACACCTTGGATGTTAAGCTCAAATGGTACAATCTTTACAACAGAATTTGAAGGTGTTATTCCAGGTATTCTAAAGCGTTGGTATGCAGAACGTAAAGAACTACAAGCACAACTTAAAAAAGCCAAAGATGCAGGAAATGATATTGAAATTGCATTTTGGGATAAAAGGCAACTTGTTAAAAAGATTAACTTGAACAGTTTGTATGGTGCTATTCTTAATCCTGGTTGTAGATTCTTTGATAAACGTATTGGACAGTCAACTACACTGACTGGTAGAACTATTGTAAAGCACATGAGTGCAGAAGTTAATAAAGTAATTACAGGTACATATGATCATGTAGGGAAAAGTGTAATTTACGGCGACACAGATTCTGTATATTTTAGTGCATACCCTGTGTTGAAAGAACAAATTGATAGCGGTGCTATTCCATGGACAAAAGATAATGTAATTACGTTATATGATCAAGTAGCAGAAGAAGCAAATTCGACATTTAGTGACTTTATGTATGATGCTTTTCACTGTCCTAAGAGTAGAGCAGAAGTTATTGCCGCAGGTAGGGAGATTGTTGCTGAAAGCGGATTATATATTACAAAGAAACGTTATGCGGCATTGGTATATGACGTAGAAGGTTTTAGAAGTGATACAGATGGCAAGCCAGGCAAAGTCAAAGCAATGGGCTTGGACTTGCGTAGATCAGATACTCCTGTGTTTATGCAGAACTTTCTAAGTGAAGTACTTATGATGGTACTACAAGAACAGCCACAAGAAGAAGTGCTACAGCGTATTACAGAATTCCGTAAAGAGTTTTCAGAACGTCCTGGCTGGGAGAAAGGTTCTCCCAAACGTGCAAACAAGATTGGACATTATCAACGTCTTGAAGAAAAGCAAGGCAAAGCAAACATGCCTGGACATGTAAGAGCAAGCATAAATTGGAATACACTCAAGCGTATGAACGGAGACAAGTATTCGCAAGAGATTGTAGACGGTATGAAGGTTATTGTATGCAAACTAAAACAAAATCCATTAGGATACACAAGTGTTGCGTATCCAACAGACGAATTACGTATTCCAGAATGGTTCAAAGAACTTCCGTTCGATGATGCGGCAATGGCAGAAACAATTATTGATAATAAACTAGATAACTTAATCGGTGTGTTAAATTATCCACTAGAAGATACAAAGCAGAATACTACGTTTGGTAGTTTATTTGAGTTTGGAGATTAGATGTTAACAGATAAAGATTTATGGTTTCCAAATTACATTTGGTCAGGCGAACTTAAAAATATTAATAATGATGCAATCAAAGATTATTGTTTACAAAAGATTAATGACACTGAACAATCAAAGCATTGGCTTAAAGCTGACATTAGCTTAGAAGAATGTGTAGATGTTGCAAAACTAGTTGGTATTATAGATCAATGTGTTGCTTCGGCCTCAGATGAATGTGGAATAATGCCTTTGCAATTACATAATATTTGGGTAAATCAAAATCCGCCAGGTATAGACAATCCTGTGCATCATCATATGGGAGATAGCGTAAATGGTGCTGTATTCAGTGGTGTGTATTACGTAGAAGCAGATCCTAATTTAGATCAAGGAAGTATATTTTTTCAAAGACGCCCCGGAGAAGAACACGGTATTCCTGTACACATGATCAAAGAATCCAATCCCTACAATATGAATACTGTAGAATACAAAAGTTCAACAAGCGATTTGTATATTTTTAGTAGTTGGATACCACATGGTGTTACAAAAAACAACAGTAACAAAGATAGATTTAGTATAAGTTTTAATTATGGAGCATGATATGGAAAGTCCTATTAATAAACTACAACAATTAATGACAATTACAATGGAAGAATGTGGTGAATTAACACAGCAATGTTCTAAAATCATTAGAAAATATAAAGACTTTGAAAATATCGAAGACGATCAACGTGAAAAATTACTCGAAGAACTTGGTGATGTTTATTGTATGATTGATTTAATGTGTGAACATGGTGTAGTAGACTGGAAACATATATATGCCCGTAGCAGTGCGAAAAAAGACAAATTAAAAATATGGAGTGATCTGACATGAAAGTAGGATTTACATGTTCAACTTTTGATCTTTTACATGCTGGACATATAATTATGTTACGTGAAGCAAAAGAACAATGTGATTATCTTATCTGCGGATTGCAGGTAGATCCTAGCATTGACAGAAAGGAAAAAAATTCTCCTGTGCAAACTATTGTTGAACGTTATACACAATTAAAAGGTGTTGAATATGTAGATGAAATTATTCCCTACGGAACTGAAAGAGATTTAGAAGATATTCTCAGCATGTATCCTATCAATGTCCGTATACTAGGAGAAGAATACAGAGACAAAGACTTTACAGGCAAGGACATTTGCCGTAAGCGTGATATTGACATACATTTTAACAAAAGAGATCATCGTTTTAGTTCTAGTGACCTAAGGAGACGAGTTTGTGAATAAGTTTATATTTGATGTTGACGGAACAATTACTCCTAGTAGAGGACAGATTGACTCAAACTTTGCAATTTTTTTTACTACCTTTTGTGTAGAAAACGATGTTTACCTTGTCACAGGAAGTGACAAAGAAAAAACCATAGAACAAATAGGTGAAGAAATATATAGTCTGGCAAAGAGAGTATATAATTGTTCAGGATCAGATGTCTGGGAAGGCGAAACGCATATCAGATCGAATAGATGGAAACTTAAACAAAGTGTTAGATCATATTTAATAAATTGTTTGGAAGAAAGTAGTTTTCCACTGCGAACAGGATTACATATAGAAGAAAGACCAGGAATGGTTAATTTTAGTGTAGTAGGAAGAAATGCTACGCTAGGAGAAAGAAAACTTTATGTAGAGCATGATTTACAAAGTAATGAAAGAGATGTTATCGCTGAATTGTTTAACAAAGAATTTCCTGATCTAATTGCTAGACCTGGTGGAGAAACAGGAATTGACATAGGGCCAAAAGGGTGTGATAAGAGTCAAATACTAGTCGATTTTGACAAAAAAGATACTTTATACTTTTATGGTGATAGAATGGATAAAGCAGGAAATGATTATCCTTTGAAAAAAGAAATTATTGCCAAAGATTTAGGGTTTGCTATTGGTGTTAAAGGTTGGCGAGACACATGGGAGAAATTGAAATGCGTATAATGTTAACAGGACATAGAGGATTTATTGGCAGTTACTTGTTAAAACGTTTAACAAAATACGGCAGTGTTGTTGGAATAGATATAAAAGACGGTTGGGATAGAGACAATTACAATAACAATCAAGATTTAATCGATTGTGAATTCAAAGAAGAATTTGATCTTATAATACACCTAGCTGGCAAAAGCGGTGTACGTGAAAGCATAAATGATCCTGAAGGTTATTGGCGTAACAATGTAGAAGTATCAAAAAGATTATTTGCAAGATATCCTAATACAAGAATACTTTATGCTAGTTCAAGCAGTGCATACGAACCTGATTTAAATCCCTATGCCGCTTCAAAGTATTGTGTAGAAGAAGCCGCAGAAAGATATGCGAATAACCTAGGCATGCGTTTCCATACAGTATATTCAGATGTTCCAAGAAAAGGTATGTTTATACAAAAATTAATTGATGGTGAATTAGAATATACTACAAACCATTATAGAGATTTCATACATATTTCCGATTTGTGTGATGCAATAGAATTATGTATGAAAAGCAAGTATACAGGTACAATTGACATAGGCACTGGTATGCCATTTAAGGTTTCAGACTTTGCACCAAACATTCCTGTCCGCCTAAATACACCATATGAAAGACAATGGACTTGTGCAAACATGGAAAAAATACGCAGTTTAGGCTTCAAACCTAAATATAGTGTAGAAAATTACTTGACTTCATTGAACAAAGACAATATAATAAAACTTGAAATAGGAGAAAAAATATGAAAGACATTCTACAAGATATTGTAGCTCATACTCATGCACTTGGTTTCTTAAGCCTTGTAAAAATTACAACAGACGAAGGTACTGCTATTGACTCAATGGCAGAAGATAGAAGCGTTATTTTAAGTGCTGGTACACATGCTCCAGTATCAGAGTTCAAAGGCACGTTTGGCATGCCTAACTTAGATAAGTTAGCACTGCATTTAAAGAATCCAGAGTATCAAAAGGATGCAAAGATTGATGTTGTAGAAGCAGAACGCAATGGCGAAACTGTTCCAACACATATCCACTTTGAAAATGCCGCAGGAGACTTCCAAAATGATTATCGCTTTATGAATAAAGCAATCATTGAAGAAAAACTCAAGACAGTGAAGTTCAAAGGCGCACAATGGAACGTTACATTTAGTCCATCAATGGCAAGTATTGCACGTATGAAACTTATGAGTGCGGCACATTCAGAAGAGCCTACATTCAATGTAAGCACAAAAGATGGTAACTTGGTATTTGCATTTGGTGATCAAAGCACACACGCAGGTGAGTTTGTTTTCCAACATGGAGTTGAAGGTACACTGGCACATACATGGAGTTGGCCAGTTGCACAAACACAAGCTATCTTAAACTTAGATGGTGATGTTACTATGAGTATTTCAGATCAAGGCGCTATGATGATCTCAGTAGACAGTGGAATGGCCAAATATGATTATATCCTGCCAGCACAGAGCAAGTAATGGAGCCTAGAGAGATTGCACAGAAACAAGCCGAAGAAGCAATGGATGGATTCATCCTTTGGAGTAAACGTGCTACACTGTGGAGTGCTCTGTTTTTATGTGTTGTTGTATTTGCCTGTAACAACGGAGTTGAAACAGGTCCTAATGCAACAGGAAGTGGATACAATGGTGAACAATATTCACCTAGTAACTTGAAAGTAAAATGATGAAGCAAGTAAACTTACATTGGACAACGGTAGTTACAGAAAAAGTTATGCTGGCAATTATTGGCATACTTACTACTGTGGCCGCTGGAATGGATGTTTACGATATGTGGTTAGCAAAAAACATCGAACTTGCTGATCTGTTTTTGTTGTTTATCTATACTGAGATTGTAGGTATGGTTGGTGCTTATTTTGCTAACAATAGAATACCTGTATCACTTCCAATTATTATTGCTATCACTGCTTTGTGTAGACTTATTGTACTACATTCAAAAGAAGCAGATCCTTGGGTGCTAATTGCTGAAGCAGGTGCTATCTTAATATTAGCAGGTGCCGCTTACCTAATGAGCTACAAGGATAAACTAAGTTTGGAAAAAGAAAAAATTAGAAATGAATAAGGATTTAACTGCCACACAAAATGATTATGCAGTATTTTTGCCAGCACTAAGCGGTTTTTATGCTACGTATATAGGAAAGCAACGTTTTGATGAGTACGTAGAGAAAAGTCGTATACCTAGTAACTTTATCAACGGTGTTGAAAGTTTAAATTATCTCAACAATAAAGAAGGTGCATTTACTTACAAGTGGACACTTTATTCAGCAGGACATGCAGATTTAGATACAACTAAAATTGTACCTAAAGAAGATATGGTGCGTAACAGAGATAGACAAGATACTTGGTTACTTGGTGACTCAGGTGGCTTCCAGATTGGTAAAGGAGTCTGGGAAGGTGACTGGAAAGATCCTAATTGCCCTAAAGCACAAAAGAAACGTGATGGTGTATTACGTTGGATGGATGCTTACATGGATTATGGAATGATACTTGATATTCCGGCTTGGGTTGCACGTTCACCCGAAGGTGCAAAAGCAACAGGTATTTCAACTTATCAAGAAGCAGTTGAAGCGACACGTATTAATAATGAATATTTTATGAAGCACAGAACAGGTGCTTGTAAGTTCTTGAATGTACTGCAAGGCGAAAATCATGTAGAGGCTGATGACTGGTACAAACAGATGAAAGACTTTTGTGATCCTGCAAAATATCCAGACAATCATTTTAATGGCTGGTCAATGGGTGGTCAGAATATGTGTGATTTAGAACTTGCACTAAAACGTATTGTGACGCTACACTATGATGGATTATTGAAAAAAGGTGTGCATGATGTCATGCACTTTCTTGGTACAAGTAAATTAGAATGGGCTCTTTTATTAACAGATATCCAACGTGCAGTAAGAAAGTATTACAATGAAAACTTTACTATTACTTTTGATTGTGCTAGTCCTTTTCTTGCCACCGCAAATGGACAAGTATACATACAGAATGAAACAAAGGATCGTTCGAAATGGACATATCGAATGGTGCCGTCAGTTGACGATAAGAAGTATGCTACAGACAACCGCTTGTTTAGAGACGCTACTGTTTCAGATGGGATATTTAAAAACTTTGAAGACTCCCCAATTACAGCAGAACTCAAAGTATCAGACGTTTGTACATATGCTCCTGGAGACCTAAACAAAATCGGTAAAGAAGGGAAGACTAGCTGGGACTCATTTAGTTATGCAATACAAATGGGTCATAATGTTTGGAGTCACATTAATGCAGTACAAGAAGCAAATAGACAATACGACAACGGAACAATTCCTTCAATGCTTGTACAAGAGCAATTTGACAGGATATTTTTTAGAGATGTTGTGGAAGAAATATTCTCAAAGACAACATTAGAAGAAAGCATTGCAGTTATCGAAGGACACGAAAAGTTCTTAATGAGTATAAGAGGAACAAGAGGTTATACTGGCAAAAAGATAGTTAGTGCAAGACCTAAGTTTGCTGAACTTTTTGATGTTGAAGAAACACAAGACGATGATGAATTAATATTAGACGAACAAAAACTTGAGGACTTAGAATATGAGCAACTTCACGGACAAACACAATAAACTTGCTGTGCATTTACAAGAACTTTATAGAAAGCACAGGACGTTGGATGATGAAATAAAAGAAATGTATAAAAAGTTTGAACGTGAAGAAATTGTTAATAGAATGAAAACTAAAAAATTATGGCTTAAAGACGAAATTTATAGATTAGAAAGAGAACTAAAGGCACTAGGATGAAAAGAGATTACGAAGAAGGTATTGTAGAAAAAGTTTGTTACTTTGTTGGTCACGAAGTAGAAAAAACTCCTGCATATAAAATGAAAACACTTTTTATTGAAGGTGTACAAGACACTGAAGAAATAATGACTTTCTATAACACACATAAATGTCAACACTTATTCTTTGGTGCAAATCACAGTTTTAATCCAGGTACTAATTTTCCAGATGATGCAGACGAATGGAGTGAATGGGAAGATATGATAAAAGAATTCCTCGACGAAGGTTATCTTTGTTCGCTTGATATTCCTATTGCACTTGCTGAAGCATTTTTAGAAAGCGGTTTAATTGAGTATGATAATTTTATTCCACAGTTGCGTGTTCCGGTGCCTTACATTCGACAATGGAATTACAACACTATGTTGAAAATTGACGACAAAGACTTTAAGGCATCTAACCCAGGCGTTTGGTGTCATAGACTGCACGATCTACAAGATAGTGAAAAATTTACTGATTGGGCAAAATATGGCCTTGACAAAGTGATATTGTGAGCATATAATGGATATAAACAATCAAGAAAGATACTATGAAGGTATGTTACGTATGATGAGAGAAGAAGATAAGAAAATTGCACAGGAAAACGTAATGCATAAAGCAGAAAGAAGTATATGGGTAACGTTTTCAAAAGAAGGTGTGCATATGTACCCAGGTGCAGACAAAGACCCTAAATTAGCAACAGGTGATTGGGATGATGTAAGTTTTTTAGGTATTCCACATCGCCATATATTCCACTTTAATGTTAGAATTCAAGTGTTTCATAATGACAGAGACATTGAGTTTATACAGTTTAAACGCTGGATGCAAAGACTCTATGACGTTGAAGGCGTACTAGAACTTAACCACAAGAGCTGTGAAATGATCGCAGATGACTTGTACAATGAAATCTCTAACAAATATCCTGGCCGGTTTGTAGAGATAAGTGTCGCAGAAGACAACGAAAACGGCTGTAAAATCTTTTATCCAAATCCCTCTAATGTATAAGGAAACAATGACAAAATGGATATCAAATTCAATCGTGAAGCGTATACGAAAGTATTCAACGACTTGGACCGTTACCGCGACTACTGTCGCTTTGAAGGCAAAGTCTTTAACGAAAAGGCTTTGTATAACAAAGAAGATCCCAATTGGGAGGCTTACCAGAAGCACCAAGGTTGGCTTCGTGCAAAGTCTCGCAATGCAGGGAGAAAGTTTAATAATCGGAGAAACTAATGACCATCTATATTGTAGATATCGAAGCAGTTGACACACGTTATACCAAACAGTGGAAGGAACATCTTCCACACCAATTGCAACGAGCTACAAACGAAGAAGTAAAAGTTATCAGCGGAGGAGAAGTTCCACATGCCACTACACCAGGTGCATTCCTCAACTTCGGAGGCACAAATGTATATAAGTCAAACCAACTCCAACAAATTGCCACACTATTTTGCGAAGGTAAAATTAATGATGGTGATTATTTTCTGTATACAGATGCTTGGAATCCTACTGTTATTCAGCTTAAATACATGGCAAGCCTACTTAATACAGATATTATTATTGGCGGCATGTGGCATGCAGGTAGTTATGATCCACAAGATTTCCTCGGAAGACTAATTGGTAATGCTGACTGGGTAAGAAATGCTGAACAATCAATGTATGATTGTTATGACGACAACTTCTTTGCAACACAATTCCATGTAGACTTGTTTACATCTGCTTTTAATATTGATGATGCGAAAAACCATATTGTTGGTTGGCCTATGGAATACTTACATAACAGTCTTGCATCATACAAAGGAATGGATAAGAGAGATCTTATCCTATTTCCGCATCGTATTGCGCCGGAGAAACAAGTTGAAATATTTAGAGATCTTAAAACACAACTTCCACAATATGATTTTATTGTTTGTCAAGAACAAGAACTTAGTAAAAATGAATATCATAATTTACTAGGTGAAGCAAAACTTGTGTTTAGTGCTAACTTACAAGAAACACTTGGCATTAGCTGGTATGAAGGTGCACTTGTAGATGCTATTCCTATGGTTCCAGATAGGCTAAGTTACTCAGAAATGGCACTGCCTGAATTTAAATATCCAAGTGAATGGTCTTTGGATTATGATTGTTACATGAATAATAGAACCAAGGTTGTAAAACAAGTAGAAGAATATATGGAAAATTATGAAGACTTTTTACCAAGCCTAAATAAACAAGTTACAAAATTAAACAAAAACTTTTTTAGCGGAAAAAAATTGTATAGGGTAATCGCTGATGGGGAATGAAGACAAAGACTACACATTTACAATAGATAGTAGCACTTACAATGATGTTACATATACAACTAGTCCTGTTGATATTACAAGTTTAATAGACACTGACGATTCAAACATCACACTCAATCTTGATAGTAGTACATGGTCATCAGAACACGATACAATTACATATAATAACGTAGACTTTGTTGATGGCATGCCTTCTTTATGGAAGATAAAAGAGATGTGTAAACATTATCCTGCATTAGAAAAAGCATTTGAAAATTTTAAAACTGTTTACACAATGGTGCAACAAGATTACAAAGGAAATCACGAAAATGACGAGGAGATTCCATTTTAATGTTACACACTATAGAGCAATTGATCGAACGCATAAATTTAATGAAAGACAAAGCAATCGAACTACACCGATTGCGTAACCAATTCAGCGAAATAAGCGGCAAAGAGTATGATAAGATTGCTTGTAAAGCATTATTAGATGACATACAAAGCATAGCAAACCTAATTGCTAATGATCGAGAAGGTGATGAAATAAAAACCGAAATGGACGAATGGAAGAAAGATGATTAAAAAGAAATTTTACTCTTGGCAAGATGTAGAAAAAATGTGCGTAAGCATTATTAACCAGATGTATAAAGACAACTGGCGTCCCGATTATATTGTAGGTATTACCAGAGGTGGTAATGTACCTGCAACAATTATTTCTAACATGACAGGAATACGTTGTGAAGCAATTAAAATTAAATTACGTGACTGTGAACCAGGAGAAGATAACGAATCTAATAGTTGGATGGCAGAAGATGCTTTAGGTTATCCAGGCCAAGATAGTGGCGGCCAAGGTAAAAAAATTCTTATAGTAGATGATATTAACGATACCGGCGCAACATTTAATTGGCTAAAGCAAGATTGGCCAGCTGGTTGTTTGCCTGATCATGAACAATGGAATAATGTATGGGGTGGCAATGTAAGATTTGCTGTACTAACTGAAAACCTTGGTTCTGAATTCAATGAAGTGTCTTACTACTGTGACGAAGTAAACAAGAATGAACAAGATGTATGGCTTGTTTATCCTTGGGAAAATGTTGGTGAGTATGCGTGATGATTTAATGGTACAACAGCAGGTTGAAAATGTATGGCAACATATGGTAGGAGTCATATGTTTGAATCAGACAGGTAGAAAGCAGGTAAAAGCTGTTCTACCTGAATTCTTTTCTAAATGGCCTACTCATAAAGCATTATTACATGCTACTAAAAATGAAATAGAAGAAGTTATTGCTCCTCTAGGTATGCGTAGAGTAAGAGCAGAAAGACTGTATCGAATGAGCGAACAGTTTGAGGATTGGGATGGTGAAGATGCTACAGATCTTTATGGTATAGGTAAATACGGATCTGATAGTTATGAACTATTCTATAAAAAGAAGGTTCCTGAAAACGTAGGGGATCACGAATTGCAAAGGTACATTAAGGAGGAATTTTATGGCTAAAGCAGGAGACTTATTGTTAGAAGCGGCACGTAAACAAGCGGAAGGCGAACTAGCAGTTCACAGAGCAAATATCGAAGTGTATAGAACTATGCCAGCAGGTATCGGCGAACATGCTGATATTACTGAAGCAGTTATTGAAGAATTGAACAAAATGGCTGCCGCAGACGATCGTTTAGAAATGCTTAACAAGTATTTTGGTGATGATAAAACTGTTCTTAATGGTTGACAAAAACCTAAATAAAGCATATACTAAAACAATAGACATCCTCGTCTATAACTCGGAGAATATGAATGACTAAAAGTATTGAACTAAAACAACGCCTAGAAGATGCAGGAGTGCGCTACTGGGCAGGAGATAACATTTCTTATGTTATGCAAAAAGGTGACAAGGAAGCTCTTATAGAAGAACTTACACCTAAGTTTGAGAGCATCCTTGAAAGCCTTTGTATTGATATTGTAAACGATCCTAACAGTATGGACACTGGTAGGCGTCTTGCAAAGATGTACATTAATGAACTTATGGCAGGACGTTATGATCCTATGCCCAATGCAACTGCATTTCCAAACCATGTAGATGATGGTTATAAAGGAATGTTAGTTGTAAGAAGCGAACTTAAAAGTATGTGTTCGCATCATCATCAACCAGTAAACGGTGTAGCATATATTGGCATAATTGCCGCGAATACATTAATTGGACTTAGTAAGTATACACGTATTGCACAATGGTGTGCTAGACGTGGTACACTACAAGAAGAACTTAACAATGTTATTGCAAATGAAATACAAAAAGCAACTGGTTCTGAAAATGTAGGTGTATACATTCAAGCAACACATGGTTGTTGTGAAAACAGAGGCATTGGCGCACACAGCAGTCTTACACAGACAACTGTACTACGTGGTGCTTTTGGTGAAGATCCTAGTACTAAAAAAGAATTTATGGATAATATTAAATTGCAACAACAGTTTGCATGTGGAGCATAGCATGAAACTAAGATATTCAGAAGCATTTTATAGTGTACAAGGCGAAGGCAAATTTGTAGGAGTACCTAGTGTATTTCTACGCACCTTCGGTTGTAACTTTCGTTGCATGAACTTTGGCACAGATATTAAAAAAGATCGTTGGCAACAACACAAAGAAGGTAATCGATATAATGCAGAAGTAAAAGCACTTATCGATGCTGGTGTACACGAAACAACAGAAAAATTTGAAGACTTGCCTATCATTCATACAGGGTGTGATACATATGCAAGTATCTATCCAGAATTCAAACACTTCAACAAACTTGCAGAAGTAGATGAAGTAGTTGAACATCTGCTGTCACTTACTCCAGAAGGAAAATGGACAATGGATAATGGTCAAGACGTACACTTGATCATGACAGGTGGCGAGCCTTTGTTAGCGTGGCAAAAGCTCTACATTGAATTATTTGAACATCCACGCATGAGGGATTTGAAAAATGTTACATTTGAAACAAACACTACACAAACTTTACATGATGATTTCTTCAACTATCTCACAGACCAAGACAGATTTTCAATCACGTGGTCTTGTTCCCCAAAACTTAGTGTTAGCGGAGAACCTTGGGAAACTGCTATCTTGCCTCAAGTTGCTCGTGAGTATAGCCTTGTTGACGGTAGTGACATTTATCTCAAGTTTGTTGTCGCTACTAATGACGACTTTGATGAAGTTACAAGAGCTGTTGAAGAATACAAAGAAGCCGGAGTTGAATGTCCAGTCTATCTTATGCCGTTGGGAGGACGTTCGGAAGAATATAACCTCAATGTTAAAGAAGTCGCCGAAGCATGTATGGAGCGAGGTTGGCGGTTCACACCAAGACTCCACATCAGCTTATTCGGAAATGCCTGGGGAACTTGATATTGATTATCACGAACATGAGCCAATTAGACTCAAAGATTTGGAACAAAAAGAACGTAAAAAACAACTTGATCAAGCAATGCAAGCACCTATCGATCAAGATAGAATTAGAAAGGCAGGCTGGTAATGGATTGGGATAAAATTAAGAAAGCAGTAGGAATAAAACCTAAAACAAAAAAAACCGTTGAAACTACTGAAGAAAAAAGAAGAGCAATTCTTGCAAAAGAAAAAGAAGAAGCAACATTAGCAGGAAAACCTTGGGTAGGTGTTCTCGATACGCAAATTAATCCAGATGATATTAAGAACGGTTTCTTTGAACTCGATTGGAACAATGAATTTATAGAAGAACTAATTGATGCAGGATATCAAGGTGAAAAACCTGAAGATATTGTTGATGCTTGGTTTAAAACTATTGCAATGCAGATATTGGGCGAACAAGGACTTGACACAGCACGTGAAATGGGTTATATTAATGTAGTACCAATAGACAAAGGCAAGAGTTCAGTATCATGAGTACATACATATTAGTAGATACAGCAAATACATTCTTTCGTGCAAGACACGTAGTACGTGGCGATCTTGACACAAAGGTTGGAATGGCACTACATATTACACTAAACAGTGTAAAGAAAGCATGGCAAGACTTTGACGCAGATCATGTTGTGTTCTGTTTAGAAGGCCGTAGCTGGCGTAAGGACTTTTATGAACCTTACAAACGTAACAGGCAAGAAACACGAGATGCAATGACACCTGCACAGGCAGAAGAAGACAAAGTGTTTTGGGAAATCTTTGACGAATTTAAAGACTTTATTGGCAATAAAACAAATTGCACTATGATGCGACATCCTGTGCTTGAAGCAGATGATCTTATTGCAGGTTGGATACAAGCACATCCTAATGATAATCATGTAATTATTTCAACAGACGGCGACTTTGCACAACTAATTGCACCTAATGTAAAACAATACAACGGTGTAAGTAATACTATTATAACACATGAAGGTTATTTTGATGATAAGAAAAATAAACCTGTAATAGACAAGAAAACAGGCGAACCTAGACCTGCTCCTGATCCTAAATTTATGTTGTTTGAAAAGTGTATGCGTGGTGACACTAGTGATAATGTTTTCTCTGCGTATCCAGGTGTGCGTAAGAAAGGTACTAAGAACAAGGTAGGCCTTATTGAAGCATTTGCAGATAAAGATACAAAAGGCTACAACTGGAATAATATGATGCTTCAACGTTGGGTAGATCATAACGGTGAAGAACATCGTGTGCTTGACGATTATAATCGTAATGTTATATTATGTGATTTGTCTGCACAGCCAGGCGACATTCGTAGCATAATTAATGATGTAGTAGAAGAACATATGATTGCTAAAGATATTAGCCAAGTAGGCATGCGCCTAATGAAGTTCTGTGCTAAGTGGGATATGCAACGTATATCCGATAATGCGGCACAGTATGCTGAACCATTACAAGCGAGGTATCCTGTATGAATGCAAAAGAAATAGTAAAAAACAAATTTTGGATTGTATCTGAAAACGGAAAGAGTGTTGGTACAATTAGTTTTAATGATGAACAATACATGTTGAGTGATGCAAAAGGAAGTAGATTTTTTGACAACACTCATGCAATAGAAAAAACACTTAAAAGTCAAGTTAGTTGGCAAAGTTTAGAAATTAAGGAAACTTTTAGTGCAAATGAAGTGCATGAATATCCAACAAGTTGTACACCGTATAATAGTATGTATGATGTAAGAAAAAGACTGCCTTTGTTTACTAAAAGTGACAAAAGTAAAAGTTTGTACTGTGCAGGATATTATACAATACGTTTTGAAAAAGGTTGGGTAAAATCTTTTTGTCCTAAACTAATTACATTAGAACGGTATGAATTTAGAGGACCTTTTAAAACAGAACTTGAAATGAGATCGGAGTTATCACGTGTCAACGCAAAATGATCCTATTAACACTGTCGCTATTCAACAATTTATTTCTCAAGTTAAAACAGCAGATGCAGGAAGGTCGAGAGAAGTTAAACTTGATATACAGCAAGCGAAAAATCTTGCATTTACATTAGGAATTGTAATGACAAGATTGAATGGTAACTTAGAAGAAATACTTGCAAAAAAATATAGCGGAGCAGATGAAGTAGTCCAAATCAATATGGACGGTGGAAATAGTTGGTAAAAAAGAGATAAATATATGCGTAGTTAACTAAGGAACGCATATGAGTAGACCTAAACCAACTGTACTCGTTGAGTATATAGATAAAAAAACATACAAAGCAGAGCAAGTATTACAAGCAGAAGCAATATGGGCTGTATTCTATGATAATGCACCTTTTAACCTAAAAAGCTCAAATGTTCTTACAAGTTATCCTGGACCGAAATATAAAAAGACAAGTTTTTCTAATCCCGGACATGCTCATAATTTAGCAAGCAAATTAAATGATCTTTTTAACACAGATAAATTTACTGTTGTAAAACTTACATCTGGTGAAACTGTAACGGAATGAACTGGAAAGAAACCTATACCAAAGTATTTCTTAAACAAGCAGGCAAAAGTGTAAACGATTTGTCTGTGAAAGAATATCTGCCTTTGTGGTGGCAAAACACAAGGTCAAAAGATACAGGCGGTTTACGACTAACTGACGCAGGATATGATTTTATAAAAGAAACACTTGACTTACAAACATATCAAATACCTTATCCTATAGATTTTGAACTTACTACTAACACATTGATTTGGATGGATAACTTTATAGATTGTCCATATTATTTAGATCGCAAAGGTATTATAGTCACAAATGAAAAAAAGGCAATGGAATTAAGCCTTTTTAGCGGAGACGTTCGTAAATATGGTCTCCAAAAAGCTCTAACAAGACAGAAAAAAGAATCCAAAAGTGGTTGACCTTTAGGTTATTAGGTGCTATAGTATATACATACTTAGAAAATAAGTTATGGCACTGAAACACAAAGAAGAGGAATACACAATGGAAACAACAGCACTTCGCACTGTAACTCCAAATGGAGCAAAGAAAAGCATCGTAAGAGCTTTCAAAAAGAAACGTCCAATCTTTTTATGGGGTCCTCCAGGTATTGGTAAATCCGATATCATTCACCAAATTGGTAATTCTATGGAAGCCTACGTAATTGATATTCGATTATCACTTTGGGAACCAACAGATATCAAAGGTATCCCATATTATGCGGCAAATGATAATTCTATGATGTGGGCACCACCACAAGAACTGCCTACTGCCGAACTTGCTAAGAAACACAAATTTATTATTTTGTTCTTAGACGAAATGAATTCTGCGGCGCCAGCTGTACAGGCTGCCGCTTACCAACTTATTCTTAACCGTAAGGTAGGACAATATGTTCTTCCTGACAATGTTCTAATTGTTGCGGCTGGTAACCGTGATGCGGATAAAGGTGTTACTTATAGAATGCCTGCTCCGTTGGCAAACCGTTTTGTACACCTTGAGCTTGCAGTTGATTTTGATGACTGGTTTGCTTGGGCTGTAGAAAACAAAATCCACACAGACGTTGTTGGTTACTTGACTTTTGCAAAGAAAGACTTGTATGATTTTGATCCTAAAAGTCCGAGTCGTTCTTTTGCTACACCTCGTTCTTGGTCATTTGTTTCCGAACTTCTCGAAGACGATGATGACGAACAAACCACTACAGATCTTGTAAGTGGTTCTGTAGGCGAAGGCCTTGCAGTTAAATTTATGGCACACCGAAAGGTTGCGTCAACTATGCCAAATCCAACGGATATTTTGGAAGGTAAAGTAAAAGAGATGAAGGCTAAAGAAATCAGTGCCATGTATTCCTTGACTGTCTCACTCTGTTACGAACTTCAGGAGTCATCCAACAAAGGCGACAAAAAGTTTGATTCTAAAGTAAACAACTTTTTACGTTTTGCAATGGATAACTTCGATACTGAATTGGTTGTAATGGGTATCAAACTTGCTCTTACACAATATTCACTTCCAATTGATCCAGACGAAGTGGAGTGCTTTGATGAATTCCACGATAGATATGGCAAGTATATTACTGCCGCACAACAGGTGTAACATGAAGAGTTGGACGATCTCTCCAAAACGTCCATTTTCTCTTGACTTTACAAGTAAATATTGCTATTATGTATATATAAACTTAGAAGGGTGGCACTGATGAGTACTAAAGAAACTGCAAGTAAACTTAAGAACTGGTCTCCAGATCCAGATATTACTCCAGAACAACTTGAAGAAATGCGAGTAGAAGTACTCGACAGAATCATTGTAGCAAGAGTAGGTTTGTTGCTACGACATCCTTTTTTCGGCAATATGGCAACACGTTTACGTATTGTTGCGGCTGACGATTGGCTTCCTACTGCGGCTGTAGACGGTCGTAATTTATACTTTAATACACAATTCTTTAATGCAATGAATAACAAAGAAATTGAATTTGTTATTGCACACGAAATCCTACATTGTGTATTTGATCATTTAGGACGTAGAGAAGATCGTAATCCTATGATTTACAACATTGCCGCAGATTATATTGTAAACAACTTACTTGTAAGAGATAGAATTGGCGAGAAACCAAAGATTGTTGACTGCTTCCAAGACTTTAAATATGATTCATGGACTTCCGAAGAAGTATATGACGATATTTACGAACAAGCAAAAAAGAACGGTGAAGAATTCCTAAAACAACTAGGCGAAATGTTAGACGAACACCTTGATGGCCTAGGTGATGACGAAGGTGATGGCGACGGTGATGCTGGTGAAGAAAAAGATACAAACGGCAATAACGTAAGTAAAAAGAAGCCTAAATATTCTAAAGAAGAAATGCGTAAGATCAAAGATGAGATTAAAGAAGGGATGCTAAGTGCCGCACAAGCCGCTGGTGCTGGTAACACACCTGCAGAAATCACACGTATGATTAAAGAACTTACTGAGCCTAAAATGAATTGGAGAGAGATTTTACGTCAGCAAATTCAATCTACAATCAAATCAGATTATACATTTATGCGTCCTTCACGTAAGGGTTGGCACACAGGTGCTATACTACCAGGTATGAATTTTGATGAAACTATTGATGTTGCTATTGGACTAGACATGAGTGGCTCAATAGGTGATCATCAGGCTAAAGATTTCTTAAGTGAAGTCAAAGGTATTATGGACGAATACAAAGACTATCGTATTGTAATATGGTGTTTTGACACTAAGGTTTACAATGAACAAGAGTTTACAGCTGACGGCGGAGACGACTTGTCAACATATAAAATCTTCGGTGGCGGTGGCACTGATTTTGATGTAAACTGGACTTATATGAAAGAAAATGATATCCAACCTAAAAAATTTATTATGTTCACAGATGGATATCCTTGGAACAGTTGGGGTGATGAAGATTACTGCGAAACTGTTTTTGTAATACATTCAAACAGAGATAAAGATTTACAAGCACCATTTGGTGTAACAACACATTATGAAGAACATGTTGCGGCATAAAGAGCCGAATGCTTATAATTTATTTGAGATTAGGCGCTTAAAAGTGCCTAGTCCTCAATGCGAATATATCAATTTACCCTTGAAATATAACCTAGAACAGAGCCTTGTAAACTGGATAACCAGCAATCTAAAAGGCAGATTTTACGTAGGTAAGTCTATTACACTAGGCGATCAAGGTACAGAAACCGTATGTAAAGTAGGTTTCGAAGATGCCAAAGAACTATCCTATTTCACTTTGGCATGTCCACTTTTGAAATACAAGTAAATAACTACGTAGTTTATAAATTACACAGGAGATACGAATGACTGAAAAAACTAATACTGCTGTATCTAAGGATACGTCGACTGCGGCACCATCAGATGCGCCAAAAGCGGCACCTACAGCAAATGAGCAACCAACTGAACTTACAATCAGTGATCTTAGTGCTTTAAAACAAATCATTGATGTTGCAAGTACAAGAGGTGCTTTTAGACCAAATGAAATGATGACAGTTGGTTCTACATATAATAAACTAGAAACATTCCTAAATGCAGTAGCGGCACAGAATCCACCTGCAAAGGAAAAAGGAGAATAGCATGGCTTTAAAACATGTTGGACGTGTGATCAAAACTAAAAAGAAGTGTGCAGTTGCATACAGAGTTGTTCCTGGAGATCCAAACAACTGCTTAATAGTGATGACCGAAAGTCTAGATGCTGGTGAGCATGATACACTTATGAATCTTATTGAGTCTCAGACTGGACAAGATGCATACGAACTTGGCGAAGCAATGGCCAGAACACAACTACCCGATGGTAGGAATATGTTAGCAGGATTTCATACAACTGGAAAGTTTCAAAAGGTTCAATCAAACCTAATTGAAATGACACCTAACAATGTTACGTCTGTTCCATTAGATGAACTTAACAAGAACATTGCAGAACAAAAAGGTGTAACTGTTGCTGATCTAGCTCTTAAAGGCGCAGATGGCCAAACAGTACAACCAAAGGATAGTACCACAGACGCTCCGGTTGATCCTACTGCAACATACACCACAGGAAATACAGATAATGTGTTGACTGACGAAGCACTTGCGGCTCAATATCGTTCGCAAGCAGATTCTTTGTTTAAAGAAGCAAAGCGTCTGAGAGAGCAAGCTGAAGAACTTGTTCCGACTAAGCGCAAGTCAAAGTCAACAGTAGATGGCTAAAAAAGGTCGTTTGCCGCCTGAAGTTGTTAATGCTTGGCCAGATGTATTTAAAGATATAACCATAGATGTAGTTCCTATTGAGTATCTACATAGTGTAAAGGTATATTTTACAGATGGAAAAGTGTGGGAAATTGATGTTAAAAAATCTAGAACAAAACCACATCTAGATATTGAAACTGCTCTTACAGATTTGTTTGATCAATACGAAAAAAATATAGCTAATATTGATTTTAGACTTGATACGCAAAGAGTCAAAAGAGACATCAAAAAACGCACAGAAATCTTCATGAAGAAAAGAAAGTAAAAGGCATAAATACATATGACAATTACTATTCAGGAGTTAATAGATGGCTTTACAAGTTAGACGTGGCACAAATGCAGAAAGATTAACAATCACGCCCGCAGAAGGCGAACTTATATATGTAACTGATACAAAGCAGTTATATGTTGGAGACGGATCCACACAGGGTGGCACAACCACAATAGCCAATACAATTGATTCCGTACTAGCTGATACAACTCCACAGCTAGGAGGAAATTTAGATCTAAACAATTACAACGTAATAGGTACAGGTAATATTAATATTACTGGTACAATTACTGCAACTGGCAATATTAACTTAGGTGACGAAACCGGTGATATTATTGCACTTAATGGTTCAGTTCAAGGCCATTTAGTTCCTGATCAAGATAGAGCATATTCAATTGGTAGTCCAACAGCATATTGGAACGAAGTTTGGATTAGCCAACTTAACGTAGACAGCCAAATCACCGCTGAAAGAATACAAGCAGATTTGATTGCAGATGATAGTACAGTAGTTTTTAATTCTTCAACAGGTGCCGTTGCCGCGGCACAACTAACAGGAACACTTCCAGCAGGTGTTTTTCCTGCTTCAATAACAGCAGATTTAGTAGGTAATGTTACAGGTAATGTTGTAGGTAATGTTACAGGCAGTATTTCAGGTAATACAACTGGAACCCATACAGGACCAGTCATAGGTGATTTACGTGGTAGTGTTTTTGCTGATGATAGTACAATACTTTACGATGCAAATAACAATATTTTAAATGCAATAAATTTAAAAACAAATTCAATTACTGATCTTACTACCAATGGAATTCTTGATATAGATATGACAAATACCGGTGGTAACTCACAACCTAGAATAGAACTTAAAAGTAATGGTGCATCAGGAACCGGCATGTGGATTATGACCGAAGATACTGGTAGAACACTAGCAGGCACTGATAATATTGGGCGAGTTTTATTTAGAGCAATAGATGCCGCAGGCACACACACTCCTGTAGTTGCTATTGCACGTAAAGATGAATTTATTATTGCAGTTGGTAGTAAAAATACTGCTGAAACATTCCATATGGCAACTGCTACTGGTAACTACGGTTTGGGTATTGAACCAAGTGCAGATGCAAAAGTAAACGTAGGTGGTGCTATGTTGTTAGGAAACATGGATACAACTACTAGAGACGCTCTTACAGCGGCTAACGGAATGATTATCTACAATACAACTGATAACAAATTCCAAGGTTACGAAAACGGCGCTTGGGCCAACTTAATCTAAAATTAAAAAATCTTACTTAAATACAATATGAGTTTGACACTAGTTGCTTCTCCCCGTACGGCTAATCATATGCCCAGTCCTGCACTAGCGGCTTTAAAGCCTTGTGTGGAAAACGCAGGTTTTACATGTCATACAATCGATCTTAACATAGAACTTTACACAGATCTAAAACAAAAATTCGATAATTACAAAGAAATAGACTCATATTTTCAAACTGACTTTCGATACATAACACAAGACAGTTTGAACCTACAACCTTTACTACAACAAAAAAATACATTATCAAAAGAAACACTAAAACTATATAAAAAACATCTAAACTATTGGGCTGATCATATTATAAGTTTAAACACAGAATGGGTGGGTGTAAGTGTACTAAGTGTGAACAGTGTATTGTATACTATTGACTTATGTGAAACTATTAAATCAAAAGCAGACAAAAAGATTATGTTAGGTGGCCCGGGTGTTAGTACATTTGGTATAAGTGGTGCAAGCAATTTTGGTGACTTTATGGTAGACACAAAACTAGCAGACACTTACATAACAGGAGAAGGTGAGAAAAGTCTTGTTGCATTACTGCAAGGTAAAGACTATAAAGGATATTCTCAAATAGACAACCTCGATGAATTACCAAATCCTGATTACAGCGATTTCGATTTTACAAAATATGCAAATAAAAATTCAGCAGTAGCTATTACAGGCAGTAGAGGCTGTGTTCGTAATTGTACTTTTTGTGATATTAAAAGTGCATGGAAACATTTTAGATATCGTAGTGGGCAAAGTTTAGCAGACGAAATAGTTTTTCATAATGAAAAATTTGGTAGCACAGAATTTTATTTTACAGACAGTTTGATTAACGGAAGTTTAAAAGCATTCGAAGATTTTTTAAATGCCATGGTAAAAGCAAAACGTTCTGGAAAAATTAAAGATGTTGTATGGAGTGGCCAGTTTATATGTCGGCCAATACATCAATTTACAGAAGAATGGTTTGGAAAAATGAAAGAAGCTGGTGCAAAACAATTGCATATTGGTATCGAAAGCGGAAGTGAAGCAGTGATGCATGATATGGGTAAAAAACTTTCCAATGATGATATAGACTTTACTATTGCTATGCTTACCAAATACGGAATACAATGTGATATGTTAATGATTGTAGGCTATCCTACTGAAACAGACAATGACTTTGACCAAACATTATCATTGCTAGATAGACTTTCTCCTTACAATGAGCAAGGAACAATTAGCGGTGTCAACCTAGGTAAAACAATGGTTGTGTTACCAGGATCTCCGATAGGTGAAAACCTTGCACATTGGGGTATAGAATATGACGAAAACAACAATTGGTATTCTACTAAAAATCCTTCTTTAACTTTTAGAGAAAGAGCAAGACGTAGAATCATTGCTCAAGAAAAATGTGAAGAATTAGGATATATGGTTAGATGGCCATTAACAACTTTATCAACATTGTATGAAAATCTCAAATCAAACAAAGAAACTATTTAGGTATTTTTTCCAATAATCTAATTTATAATTCTTATAAGTTTGGTTATGCTTTCTATCAGCATAAGTTTCAACCCACATTTGTAAAAAATCAGAATGTGATAAGTTGCTTATCCTCGATATTTCATTAGCTATCATTTTTGCTTTAGTAGGCATATCCTCAACATCATCGTATGAATGATCTATCCATTTATTAAAAGTTTTGAATCCGTAATTATGCAAACTTTTTACAGTGCCTTTTTGTCCTAGTACAACAAACAACTGTCCTGCTCGTATAGGCTTAAATGTTTTTTCACTTATGAATATGCCTCCTTCGTTTGAGTACATTGTCTCGGTTACAATATCAATTGCACGTTTTTGTCTCAATTCAAAACCGGGAACATATGCTCCATTTGTGCCTACTTCAATATCAATTGGTAAATTTAATCTGTCACTAATGTTATCGTACAGTCTATCATTTCCAAACAATTGTTTTGTACTAGGATAAACTCTACCTGTAGGCTCAACTAGTTTTTTTGGAAATACAATTTCTCCGTTGTTAATATTCAAATCTGAAAAGTTTTTGAGTAGTTCTATTCTATGTGGCCTTGGCCTCCTTACCCAAAAATGCCAGCGATAATCTGGAACTGTTTTTGAACAAGGTAATGGATCTATGCTGTCAGTAACGACTAGCCAATGCGGGAACCAAATCCAATCTTTACAATTTAAATTTCCTGTGAAAGGTATTAGATTATTTTTCTTTACAAACGAATCAAATATTTCTGTCCATCCGTCTGTTGCCGCATAAAATGCAAAATGTTTATATTTGCTATTCTTTTTTGCTTTGTTAAGTTTTTTCTTATAAACTTGTAAAATGTAATCTTTATCATTGATAAATGATACATTCTGTTTGTCTAATGCCTTTATGTGGTCAAGCACGTATACATCATCTGCAAACATTTTTTCACGTCTAATATCTATCATCTAACACCTTAATAAGTAATAGTAGTACTTATCTTAGACAAAGGACAATTAATGAATATTGCATTTATAGGTTTAGGTAAACTAGGTTTACCTTGTGCGGAATATTGTGCTAAAAAAGGGCATAGTGTCAATGCATATGATATTGTAAAACGCAACACAAAAGGCGTATTCCAATTTCCTAATATAGCAGGAGCAGTATCAGGATGTGACTATGTATTTGTTGCAGTTCCTACTCCTCATGTAAAAGAATATGATGGCAGTATGCCTACTAGTCATTTGCCTACAAAAGATTTTGATTACAGCATCGTTGAAAAAGTTTTACAAGAATGTAACAAATATATGAACAAAAAACAAGAACTAGTTTTGATAAGCACAGTATTACCTGGCACATGTAGAAAATTAAAAAAACTAGTGTCAAATACAAACTTTGTATACAACCCATATTTGATAGCAATGGGTACAGTTCAAGAAGATTTTGCAAATCCTGAAATGATAATCATAGGCGGCAAAAGCACATTGAAAAATTTTTATGAAACGGTTACGTCAAGAGCAAGATATGTTGAAGGAACATATGAGGAAGCAGAAAGTATAAAAGTTTTTTATAATACATTTATAAGTGCAAAATTATCAATCGTAAACATGATCCAAGATGTTGCAGTAAAATTAGGTAACATGAATGTAGACGTTGTGACAGAGGCGCTTGCTGAAAGTACCAAAAGGATTACAAGTAAAGCATATATGAAAGCAGGCATGGGCGATGGAGGACCTTGTCACCCTAGAGACAACATTGCACTTAGTGATTTAGCAAAAAAATTAAACTTGCAATATGATCTTTTTGGTGCTATAACTGTAGCAAGAGAAAAACAAGCAGAAAATATGGCTATTGAAATATTAAAATATGGCAATAAAGTAATGTTTAGCACAGACAGTTATAAGCCAAACACAGAACTAACTGATGGGAGTTACAGTCTATTGGTACAGCATTATGTAAAACAACACGGAGGTTGGATTGTAAAAGATTCGCCTTCTGTTTATGTACAAGTACATCCGACTGATAAACCTATGGAAGGTGTTTACAATTTTAATCCGTGGAATAATTATGGAAATAATTAACATTTTAGAATCTGAAGATTTTGAAAAGCACAAAGAAAATTTACAAAAAATAAGTAAATGGATAGAAGCAAACGACAATCATCGTAATGCAAAAAATTATTTTGATTTAGACAAAACTGTACATAAATTTGATAGTTTTGAAATAATTTATGATGATGATAAAATTGTTGCATTTAGCGGATTATGGAACAACGGATCTTATCCAAAAAACATTGCAAGGTGTTGCACTAGAACATACTATCATCCAGACTATAGAAACAAAGGAAGTAGCAGAAAAGCAAGATGGAGCGAAGATTGGTTTGTACCATTTGAAGTTTCTAAAGCAATTGAATTAGGATACGAATATGCTTTTATCAGCATAGAATTGCTAATGCGTAGAAGAAGTATGCAAGATCTAGTTGCTTATTTAAACCAAAAACGTCCTTGGATTTTACATGAAAATATGTGTAATACCTGCAGACAACACAACGATAATGGTGATTTTATAGGGGTTAATCAAGACCCTAATTGCTGGCAAAATGTATGCTTTACACAGCTTATAAGCGCCGTACAAGCGCCTTTTAGCCTTCCGAGTATCAACATAGCGGAGTATAATAAAACCTACGCACACACGCAAAAAGCACGTATACAGCGTCTAAGATAGCCATTTAACAAATAAATTTTCGGTATAAATTCTACTGTCAACATTGTATTTTGCTGTCACACCTTTTTCATATTTTATTTCATTTAATGTGCCTTCAAAAGGTATTGGTAGATTAACATTACGCAAACTTATTACATTATCTAATTGTCTGTTTTCACGCGGATTCAAAAATCCATGATGACCATCTATAATATGTAAATCACAATCTACATGTTTTGCATATCTTTTTGCTTGGTCTGGTGGTGTCCAATTATCATCTTTTCCTGTGACTATGGTTACATTTTTGGCTTCTAGCATAGGACTTGTTATACCAATTAGTGCAGGATAAGCAAGAAATGTTTTATCGAAATCTTTACTACATAATAGACATGCTGTACCCCCGGCACTTATTCCAAACAATATTTTTTTGTCTGTATTGTATTGTTTTGCTACAGTGTAAATATCAACTGCTCTATCAGCAAAACTAGGATATATATTTTCCACATCATGCCATAACTGGCTTTTTACATTCCTTTTTGTAAAATGATCTATAATGGCAACTTGATATCCTTCTGAGCAAGCAAGTTTCGCAAAGTCGATATCAATATCACTTATACCTCCGCTACCATGGCTCATTATCAAAAGAGGTAAGTGCCTTTCTAATCTTGCAGGGGTAAACCACATATGTGTTTCTTTTACTTCTACTTTATCAAACATTTCATTTCATCCATTATGTGCAATTTTTTAAAATACTGATCCATATTTTTTATAAACGTAGGAGCTTTATGATGATCACTTTCTTGTGCATACGCATACATTTTATCTAGCCATTCGCGTTTTTCTAATTTAAAATGAACCTTAAGGTATTTAAAAAATAAATCTATGCTTCTAAAAAATTTTGCATTCTCGACTTCTTCATGATTATATGCCAAATACACTCTAAGGCAATTAAAACTATATTCGTATATGTCAATAGGGTGCCTACTAAATTCTAGATGCCACTTCTTATTATAATAACAATCCTTAAACTTAGGTTGACATATGTTTATGTCTTTTGCCCTGCAATCTGCAAATTCTTTTAATAAATTATTTACAATTTTATATTCTTCAAATGCAGACACTTTATGTCTTGCTGTATGCCAAGTATCAAATGTAATCATAATCCACTGATAACCAAATGTATTCTATCTTCTCTACTAGCATTTACCGCAGTATGATGTTCATCAGTGTTCATACGGTAACATACTCCGTCAGCAGGAATGTGGTAATGTCCATGATCTCTGTATAAGATAAAGCAATCTTCGTTTGTTTCTACTGCAAAATGATAGCGTACCATTCCAGGATCATTATGCATCCAGTAGCATTTTTTTGCAGGAACTTTCATTAAACGTATTCTACCCATTTGAAAAGGAAAGTGCTGACAAATTTCTTCAAATATTGTATCATTAAATGCAGTGTTGAATATATTAAAATCTTCTTCTTTAAGTCCGTACATAGGACAATGACTTAATCTACTATCTCCTGTCCCTTCATATGGATCCAAATTATCACCCGAAGTATTAACAAAGCAAATTTGGTTATGATTGTTAAACGGAAATGTTTCGATAGCCTTTGCACTATCATATTTCAATCGTTCTATGTCAACTTTAAAGTCTATAGGTGTAATTAAATTCTTCTGCATTATCCATCCATTTGTATACTTGTTCTAAATTATTTACAAGATTATGTTTAGAACCTACACTATATTTTATCTTTTTAAAGGTTTTTGTTGGGGTATGTTTGAATCCTAATAATGGAAGCACTTTAGATACATCATCTTGCCAGTCTTCATAAAATATAATTTTACCAATTTGGTTAGTTGATTTGTAATATTCAAATAATTTGTTGGTAAGTTTTAATCCTTCTAAACAAAAATCAAAATATTTACGTTTTATTGTTATTTTATCAAGATGTATAATTTGATCATTATAGCCAATATGAAATAATCTTGTTTCCATTGCTACTAGGTAACTTAATATTTGTTCTCTAATATCACGTCTAGCACAAAAAATGAATCTATATCCATCAAGTATTTTAGGTTCATTAAAATTTTCCATAAAACTTTGCGGTTGAATTTTAAAAATACTTTTGTTTTTGCTTTTACAATTATATTTTAATAATTTTTTTCTTTTTTCTACTTCTTTTGTAAAACGTGATGTACCAAATATAAATGGTTCCGGATTGTCAAATTCTAAATATCTTTTAACATATCCTTCTTGTATCTCATATGTTTTTACATAGGTACCTTCAGGTAATGGTTTTTTAAAAGGGACATTTATATCATTTCCGTTGTCATCATAACGCATTAATACACTAGGAATATTTGTAATTTCTGCTTGATATTCTTGGCCAAAATGACCTGCCAGGCATTGTCCTACTACTGTACTACCAGTACGATTATAACTTAATATACTATATGTTTCCATTTTTTACTTTAGGTATTTTACTATCAGCACTACTTACGCAACTTTTTGTAATACATTTTTTTGGCTCTTTAAATAGGTTAAAACCTGTTTCTATGTTACCAAGGGGTGCATCATGGCAAGAATAACTCCTTTTTACCGAACCGTCAGGCTCCCGTATTATTATTCCGCTAAAACCGGCGTTACACCGCCATCCTTCAAAATTGTTGAAATTAAAGGCATTAAAGCGTTCTGCTTGGTCCATATACCACTTTTTACCTTTAGAGTCTTTTAATTCTACTTGCATGTGCCAAGGCACACTTGCATCATTTTTACCCATTATTCCTTTAGGTACTTCGAATGACGGTTTAGGTCTTTCTTGCCATTTACGTTTGCTTTCTGTGTATGCTCTTTGTGGCATGCCGTTGTAAAGTTTTTTAAGTTGATCCCCAGTGTATCCATCAACCACCCTTGACGCAGTCGGATCCGATTGAGGCTTGAGTGTGACATTGATTCCTTGCTCGTGAAAGAATAAAGCGTTTTCCCAATCTCTTTCAAACCATTCTGGAACCATAACTTGATTGATTGTAATTTGTACATCATGCTCTTGACACAAGATTAGTTTGTCTGCAAAATCCTGCATCTTCTCCTTTGTATTTACATGTTCTGTGTGCAGACTTGCTGTTATACTTGCTCTATGAAAGGGCTTTGCATATTCAACATACGTTTTAAACCATTTCATAGGACGACTACAATTACTAGTCATGTGTATACTAGTATAATTTGTATTTGCTACATCATCTGCTAGATGCTTTAGTATGTCCAAGTATCCAGGATGGAAAGTAGGTTCTCCTCCTGACAAGGAGAAGTGGAAAGAATTGAAACCGTTGAGTCTAGCTTGACGTTTGATTTCATCCACTGTAAGCAAGCAGAGCTCGGTAGGACGGTGGTCTTTACGATCGCTTCTGGCATAAGGCCAGCAGTAGGAGCATCTGTAGTTACAGAACCTTCCAAGTAGCCATGATACAGTAAAAATATCACGATAAAGCAAAGTCCGTTGACCCACACTGACAATGTCATCAAAAGGGATCTTAGAGAAGTCATAATTGCTCCATTTTAAGTCTTCATTCATAATATATTATAGCACCTTAACACCAGTTTTGCAAGACAAATAAACCACGTATATAAATATATTTATGGTCAGCAAAACTTTCTGTTCAGTGTTATGGAATCATCAAATGGTAGATGGTACAGGGCGTGTTAAGCCTTGTTGTAGGTTTTTAGAAGATCACAGACCTAAAGAACACACTCTTGATAACGACACTATTCAAAATATTTTTAACAGCGATTTTCAAAACGATCTTCGTAAACGCATACTTGCAGGAGAACGGTTAGAAGGTTGTAGACGTTGTTATGAAGAAGAAGATAACAACAAAAAAAGCCTACGTATGAGATTAAATGAACACCCTAAGGTAGGCACTCATACTGTTAACACTAAAGATTACAAATTAGAATACCTAGAACTAAGTCTAAGTAACGATTGTAATCTAATGTGCAGAATGTGCGATAGTAGATATAGTCATAAACTATTCGACGAAGAACAAGAATATCACGGCAAAACCTTTGCTAAAACTAGACATACCCATGCAAATTTAGATAGCATATATCCGCATCTTAAAGATATGAAGTATATTAAATTTACAGGTGGCGAACCTTTAATAATCAAAGATCATTGGACGCTATTAGAACATGCTGTTGAGAAAGGTTATGCAAAAAATATAAGGTTAAATTACAGTACAAATTGTACAGTATGGCCTAAGAAAAAAATTGTAGAAACTTGGAAACAGTTTGATCACGTTGAACTTGCTGTCAGCCTTGATAGCATTGTAGGCAAAGAAAACGAATATCAACGGCACTTAACAAAACACGAAGAAGCTCTTAAGAACATTGAAAAATATGTTGAAGTAAGTGAAGAAATAGGAATGACTGTTATTGCAAGACCAACAGTAACTATTTACAACGCTTATCACTTGCCAGAAACATTAGAATGGTTAGACAAAAGAGGCATTATAATTAATCCTACACATCTAACCTATCCATTATATTTGAGTGTGACTGTCCTACCAGAAAAACAAAAACAAATTATTAGAGACAAATATGCAAATTATAACTATACAAATGAAAAGATTAAAAATCTGTGTAATTATATCACAACTTATATGGACGGCGAAGACAAAACACACTTACTAGATAAATTTTGGTCACATACAGAATTCTGGGATAAGTCAAGGAATCAAAATTTTAAAGAAGTTTGTAGTTACTATGACTTTTGATCAGTCCACTCTATCATATCTTTGACTAAATGATAATGATCCCAATCTTTAATTTTTGGAACTTTTAAATCTAAGTTATCAGTACAACGCCATTTAGGACAACGTATAGGCTCAGTAGGCAAATCTAAACTTTCTATTTCGTAAATGTTACCACGTTTGCCACCTACATGACAACTACCTATATAGATATCTCCTGTTGGTGTCACCTTGAGATGCTTTACACCTGCCCAACATAACCATCCTTCATAATTATTCTTTTTATCAAAATTTAATTCATTATAATGAAAATCTTCATCTTTATATTCACCATTTTCATCAACAAACCAAAATTTTAATTTACGCTTGTCTGGTGTAATTTTAGATGTATATAGATCTTTAATTTTTTCTTTTTCGCCTTCTTTATAGAATTGTTTTTCTCTTGTTTCAATTGCTTTTATTTCTGCTTTATCTTCAGAAGAAACTAATTTTTTAGGATCCATTTTATCGTGATTTTTACCAAAGTCTAACTTTACATCAGGCATAAGTTCATTTGAATTTCCACCTGGTGGTCGTATATATCTGTGTTCAATATTTGTTATGCCATGATCTCTAAATGCTTTTTCCATGCGTTCTACATTTTCAAACTGCCCTGGGTATACCATAAAACGAAGAATTAATGTTTTCCTTACTTTACCATTATCCCAATCTGGAAAGTTTTCTGTTTCTTCCATTATACCATTCCATTCTCTACGCCAGTCTTCTATCTGTATACATTTGTCAATATACTCATCTATTCTATCTTGTATATGTTCAAAATGAAAACTTAGTGTAATGCCATCTATGTATTGATATAATTCTTTGTAGTAGGCGGCTGTCCTTGTTCCGTTAGTAGTAAGACTAACAAATCTTGCACCTCTTTCTTTTTTTATGTATTTGCAAAGATCCATAAATTTAGGATTCACTGTAGGTTCTCCTCCAGTCAAACTCCAAAATACATTTTTACCATGTTTGTCGATAATAGCGTCTGCAAGTATTTTCATTTTCTCTAAAGGCACATGAGGTGAATGATTATCGTGCAAATAATCGACACAATAACTACAACTAAAGTTGCAACGTTTTCCTATATACCAATCCACAGAAAATGCTCCTGTTGGATTAAATTTAAAATAACTCGCTACTGGATTCATAAGTTTGTATCCTTACTTTGGCTTTTTATAGGTGAATATCCTTTACCACATGTTCTTGCACAACGCATTAATTTTCCTCCTGCAAGATCTGATTGCCAACTTTGTTCTAAGTCTCCAGCAAACCATGGATGATTAAGAATATCATTCCAATCATATTTACGTAAACTGTTGAAGCCTACCCCATACTTTTTGAATATCTTTTCTTGTGTGTCAAGGTAAATTTTATTTTTATGGGGATAACTATCGTCTGAGATATAACAGCAAGGGAATACTTGTGCATATGCATTTACATATATTCTACGGAATTCGTTTTTATACAAACACTCAATAGGTGCAACATCATAATACTTTTCTATAGTACCGTATTGCTCTGTAAGTTCTTGAAACTTTTGACTTTGAGGATTACGATACTTTTCGCCAGGAGGTTCAAGATAGTATTCTACATTACCGTTTTTGTCCTTCACACGCCATTTGTCTGGTCCGTCAGGTGAGTAATCAAAACGGCTTGTTTTGCGTATGCGGAACTGTTTGAATCCCATCTTTTTAGCAAGTGCTTCTGCTTCTTCTACTTGATGTTCGTTGTGTTTAAACACAATAAAATCCCAACGTGCAATACCACCTGCTTTTAGATATGCTTCTGCATTTTCCATAATTTTTTCAAAATTAGTTCTTCGTCTATATAAATGATTTGTGTCGGCTAAGCCGTCAATACTAAAAATTGCAAGATCGTTTTTCCTATAATGCCAATGGTCTGGTTTCTTTTGATTCATGAAACTTCCAAGATTACTCCACCATTCAGGAGTACGCATACTAGCATTAGAATAAAATTCAACTGTTGCATCTGTGTTTGTTTTAATTTTATCTATAGCATATAAAGTATGCTCTGCTACACATGGATCTCCGTGAGTGCCGCAAAACATTACATTTTCTAATTTAGGAAACTGTCCGTTAAAAATACGATCAATATCATCCTTGCTCCATTCGTCAAGCTCAAGATCTTCTTTAGTTTTTCCTCCGAAATCATTTCTTGCACACATAGGACAAGCCGCATTACAGCGATTAGTTATTTCTACATGCATGTCTTGTACAGTTTCGAATGTATGATACATTTTATTATATTCCTTCAAAAAACGGATTACCAGTTATAGATAGATCATATCCTCTACTATTAAACCATTGTATACTTCGTTTTGTAAATACCTCGTAATCATTGATATTATTTTTTGTCTTTTTATTATTATAATAATCTATTAGTGTTTTTCTATCGCTAACATCATAGAGTAAAAGAGCTTGATTGAATATTTTTTTATTAACATGAGAGATATCCATATATTCTGGTGTTTGCAAAATATTAATGTGATAGAAATGAATATATTCATTAAAATTTTGTTTTAAATATTTTTTTAATTCTGGATATTTAAATAGATTATAAATGCTTATCACACTAGAAATATTATATCGATCTTGTTCGGTTTTAATTTCTGTCCATCTTTGCAAATTTTTAATCACACTATTAAACTTACTAGGATGCCGCAATACATTGTTTAATTCTCCTTTTGCATCGATACTGAAACTAACATTTTTATAAGGAAATTTACTAATACTATCCATAAATCTTTTATTTGTATTTGTTAAGTTTGTGTTTAATTTTATAACAGTATCAGTCTTATCAATACTAATAAGATAATCTAATATGTCTTGTACTTTAGTATCTAAAGTGGGTTCTCCGCCTTTAATATATAACTCTTTTAATGACTTTACATTACTACACAAATCTTCAAAAACTTTTTTTGAATGATTAATTTTAAGCTCTTGCGCTCCGGTTTGTATAGGAAATACAAACATATTCTTTTCTATTTTTTTATAATAAGAGCTATTTTTCTTATTACACATTATACAACCGTTATTACAAAGATTACTTAATGAAATATCTAACATTAATAATTCTTCGCTTTCGTTTGCCTCATACCATTTCAAATACTTGTTAAATATTTCATAATGTTTGATCGACTTACACTTCCAACAACCTTTTGGTAATTTTCCTGTTTTTTTCATTTCTTTATACATAGGTAGAGCTACTTTTTCTCTATAATCTTGTATAGATATTTTATCAACATTGTAGTCATGATTAAAATCATGCAAATAGCAAGGACGGATTTCACCCGTAGGGGCTATACTTATGCTATTTTTTAATGCGCTACAAAGTAATCCCATTAGAGCCAATCCTTAAATTTTTCTTTAACTTCATCTATTGTTTGTAAAAAGGAAAAACTAAAAAATAATCTTTCATGTTTGCCTGGTATAGTATGCAACCCTCCATGCGGTAAAGTAGTATTACAAAGATATGCTTTCATTTTCTCTATTGCTATATGATCATTATAACACGGATTATAATGGTAAAACATAGGACGCTCATCTCCGCCATTTTCCCAATCCACATATCGCTTGTTTCTAAAACCATCAGCAATTTCAAGTGGCACAAGTTCATCTAAAAATTCATTTTTTACAGCATATGCAAAGTGTTTCATTGGATCTGATTTTACTGCTACTTGCAATGCTGTTTTTCGTTGTCTATCTATATGAGAAGTTTCTAACGCTTGATTAATCATATTAAAGGATATACCAGGAGATTGCAAAGGTAAAAATTGATTAAGTACAAAGCAATCTTCTTCGCTTAAATCAGTTGAATGATGTCTATCAGACATTATTATTTCAAATGGTTTGTTTTTATATTTGTCTGCAATCTTTTTTAGTGTTTTGTAGAATTTTGTAGGAGTGTTATTCAAATAGAATATATTCATGGCATCCTATCCATGCAAATTTCGCTTATGTTAACATCTTTAGGTTGTTCTAATAACCATTTTATAGTATTGGCAATATATACTGATTCTAATTTTTTAACATCAGGTAATTTTTCGTCTTGTTTAGGGGTGTGAATATTACCAGGACTTAAATATGTTACTTTCAAATTGCAATCATTTTCTCCTGCACTGATTTGACTTAATTGCCTACAATATGCTCTTAACGCTTTTTTTTCTGCAGGGTACATCCATGCACTACCTTTAACTGGTGTGTCTGCACTAGAACCTACAGCAATTATGTAGCCATGCTTTCTTTCTATCCAACGTTTTGCCACTTCTTGGACATACTCTGTTTGGGCAAATCTCCATATACAACTTACAGCAATAAACACATCATAGTCCATACTCATTTCTGCAATTTCTCTTTGTGTACTTGGAATAGATAAATCAAACCCTCCATAGTCTCTACTGACAAATTTTGCATCAGGAAATAATGATTTTATGCCTTGTGATAACCCGTACTCAGGATTTCCTGCAACTAATATTTTATCCATTTGTTAATCTCGCTAGTTCTGGCAAACTTTCTCTCCAATTGTTTCCTCTAACAGCATCTAGCCTATTTAAATTTTCTATAGTTCGAGAAAATGGCTCATTTGGTTCTAACATAACTTGTTTCTTTACATCATTAAGATAGTTACGTTCATTACCTACTTGCCAATACTTGCTGTAATTTTTAATTATGTAATCAATATCTTCTATAACTTTTTGTTTACCGGCTTCTGGTAAATTTCTTATGTCAAAATACGGAGGACTTACAAGTCTATTATTACATTGGGTACGCATTGCCCAATCGCCTTTTTCTCCACGAAGTGCTTCATCTATATATGGCAAGTTTACTCTTAAATCGTTGTACCACCAATCCCACATATCTTTAAATCCAAAAACACTAACAATACTTGTAGTTGGCATAATTTTTACTGTCCAAGTTTTGCCACACTGCTTGATAAATTCTCTTATGTTATTATCTACACGATTCCAATCACATGGATATCTTACATATTCAGCAGTTTTGCCTATACCATCAATACTAGGTAGCATGTCACCTTTAAATTGAGATAAAAGATCATACCATTTTTGGTTTAATGCTTGAAAGTTACTATTAAATTGTAAAATTACAGTTTCATTGTATCCTTTTTCTAATAATCTCTCTAATAGTCTTGTAGTCTTCTTAACTAAACTAGGTTCTCCTCCTGTGCAATATATCCTTGCATTTTTAGGAATAATTTCAATTATTTCCTCTATATCTTGATCAGTGTAAGGATTCAGTAAATCTTTATTCTTTGTTCCGTCATATTGATATTGATAATGTTCAGCAGTTTTACCTTGTTGACCTAATACATCTATTGTTTCTTGTCTAATAAAACTACTGCTTTTAGGTCCACACATTACACATCCTAAATTACAAATGTTACTTAGGCGTAAATCAATCATAGTAAATTCTTGTTCGTCTAGTTTATTCCAGTCTCCGCCGGTGTCTTGCCATGATTTATTTTCTCTAGTTCTTTTAGTTTGCATACCCCGTTCATCATCATGTTTACATCTAGAACATATATCTGGATATTCTCCTCTAAGAAAAGCCTCTTTCATATCATTGAGGTACTTGCTGTCTTTGTATTCTGCAGGGCTACCATGAAACTTGTCAGGAGTAATTGCTTGCATCCAACAACAAGGTCGTATTCCGCCGCTTGCATCAGTTGCTAAACCAATCCAAGGCATAATACACATTGATGGACTTATATCGTCTGCTTTTTTGTAATCACTCATATAATTTAATCAACCTTTTATTAGAACCATACGCACTAGAAAAATTGTAATCAGTACCGCAAGTTCTACCACATGCAAACAACTTTGGAATTTCTGCATCCATGTCAGATTGCCAACTCTGACAAAACGTTTTTCCAAAGTACTCATTATTTAATATTTCAGGTAATGAATGTTTTGATAACTGGTTAAAGTCATTACCGTACTTGTCAAAAACCTTTTGAGCTTGTTCTTTCTGCGTATTGTTTCCGTAATGATGATATCCACTGGCTGTCCAAGTACAAGGCCATACTCTCCCTTCAAAGTCTAAGAATATTTGACCGTTAGGTCTCCATTTACAATCAATTGGTGTTGTGTTTACATAAGATTTCCAACTGCCGTACTTGTCTATAATTTGATCGTTTTGTGATTTTCCTGACCCTTGGAAGTCTTTGTTTTTAGGCATATCTAAAACATACTTGCTTTTTCTTGTAATAACATCTTGTGATTCACTTGCTTGAATATCATTTTTATACTGTTCATCATTTATAAATCTATTTGTAAGTTTAATTTGAAATTCTTCAAATCCTATATCTTTTGCTAATGCTACTGCTTCGTCTACTTGATGTTCATTATGTCCAAAAACTAAATAGTCCCAACGTGCTCTTCCGCCTGCACTAGTAAATGCTTTAGCGTTATTAATTACTTTATCCCATACAGCGTTAACTCGGTATATATGATTAGTATCTTCTAAACCGTCTATACTAAAATTTACTTTACCTCTGCCTTTTAGCTTTTGTGCAAGCAAAGACCACCATTCTTCATTCCTTGCACTGCTGTTGGTTGTAATAATTATTTTAGACTTTGTATTTTCTAATACGTAATCTAAACAATCCATGAATGTGTTAGAGACTACAACTTCGCCATAATTTCCACAAAACATAATAATATCTAAATTAGGTGTATGTGGAATAAATTTTTCGTAATCACTTACATTTAATTCTAACAAAGGTAAATCAGGATGTGTGGCACCTTCATGTGTCCTTGCACATTGAGGACAACGCAAGTTACAAGTAGAATTATGATCTACTTGTAGATATTTTATATCTACGCAATCAAGATATTTCACTCGTCCATCCTAGTTCAATACATTTGTTGTATGCCTGTTCGTATGTAATGCTGTCAAAACTAAGACTCATTAACACGCGACTATCATTTGCTTTATTCCAGCCGCCATGTGGAACAGCAGGATCAAATAAAACTAAACTATCTAAAATAACATCATCGTAAAGTCCTTCAACGTAATCACCTTGATATCTTTGATTTGTTTCGGACTTAAAATCAGTTTCTTTTGTTGTAAGATTAAAATTATACCCAAAATCTTTTGGTGCAGGATACTTTGCAAGATCAAAATGTTTGCCAAAAAATGCAATGCTATTTTCTAAATCTACTTTGATCGGCACATTTATTGCAACAGTTCGTCCTCTGTCAGTGTGCGGAGAACTTCTATAATTTTCTTTGTTACCTACATAAAACTCTATCAAGCATTGTTCATCAGTAAGAGGTTTAAAATATTCTCTAAAATAATCCCATCTTTGTGTAATTTTACCTAAACTATAATGGCCCATTGTTTTTGATGCTTGCCTATAAAAATTTATATCTTCATTATTTTCTATACTATGATCAATTGTGTTCCAAATATCAATTGCATCATCTATTACATTTAATTTGTCTAATTTAAGGTGTGGTTTCATGCTCATACTCCTGCAATAATTTATACATCTCAGGACAACTTTTTTCAAAACTGTGTCCTCTGATAGTATCTAACTTCCTTGTGTGTTCCCAAAACTTAGGTAATTTATCTGTAAAATCTTTTGCCCACATAAATTCGTCATACGTTTTTAAAATTTTACGCATATATTTTTTACAGGCAATTTTTCTGTTTTCATCTTTGATATGCAAGTCAATTTCTTTATCAAGTTCACTTACGCTATCTTTGTAAAATTGTGTTACATATTTTTTTACATCTTTGGGCAATACTCTAATATTTAAAAATTGAGGTCCGTGTAACGGATGAGGCGTAATTAATGGTTTTAAATCGTCATCATTAACACGCTTTAATTGGTTTTGTATAACAAATTTTAAAAATTCTGGTAAGTGTAATACATTGTATATACTGATTGTTGTTGCATACCAAACTCTAAAGTTTCCATCCGCTTTGCTTAATTTGTTCAAGTTCTCCCAAATTTTATTAAAATTACTTGGATACCTAATATATCGATTAAGATCTCCTATTGCATCAATACTAGCACCTATACCTATTTGCCTAAAATGCTTCCATATGCTCCAAGCACGTTCTGGTATGTTAGTAATATTTGAGTTGTATTCAACAACTATATCTTTTGCACAACCTTGATCAACACATTTCTGTAAAAAAGCATAGTGTTGATCTATCATTAAAGGCTCGCCGCCTACAATATATAACTTTTTTATAGCTGGAATTTGTTGTTCCATTTGTTTCCAGTAATGGTCACTCTCGTGCCAATCATATACATTTACTTCTGGTACATGTTTTCCTTTTTCATTTTTGATAAGTTGAACTGTTCCATGACTATCTTTATAAGTATTTCCCCATAGTTTAACTTGATCTTCGTACCACATATTGCTATCAGTTGGACCGCACATACGGCATTTTAAGTTACACAAGTTTCCAAATCTCACATCAAAAAATGCATTTCCTATTTTATCAGTTTCAATACTGCCGTCTTCATTTGTGTTTTCTTCTAGCTGTTCCCAAGTATACTTGTCTTCTTCTTTAATTTGATTCCATCCGCCTTTGATCCAAAGTTTGTTTTCTACTTGCCTACGGCTTAACATACCTGCATCTTCTTCAGTATGGCAACGAATACATTCTGGATGACGTTTTCCTTCTAGCATTGCCTTGCGTATTTCTTTTGCTAGTGGAGCATTACGAATATCTTGCAAATTTGCATCTCTTGCATTTAATATTTTGCCATCCTTGTCTTTGAGTATGCCTCCTGTAGGACCATGTTGTGCTTGACAGCAAACACGTATGTCGCCATTGGCTCTATAACTTTGACTCATCCATAACATTGCACATTTTGTATCTTGCATCTTATATCCTATTTTGCCAAGTCTTTGGTAAAGTTATATCCTGTCCTATTATTTTTACATAATTTTTTAATTTTGGCCTTCTGCTGGTTTCACCTAGAGAAGCTCTTCTTACTGCATCAGGTTTTAAATTTTTAGCAATTTTATTTGGCATTCTTGCTCTACTGCTTGTGCTTTCATATTCAGGATATCCAATACCAAGAGATAAACTTACTTTTTTATATTCATTATTATATGTAAACGCACCGCCTCTTTCTTTCCAATCAGGCCAAATATGACACAATCCTTGTGATTGACAAATTCCTACAGATAACCCTTGCTCAAGTGCTGATAAAGATAATGCCATTAGTGCCATTCCTGTATAATATCTATGTATTTCAGTTTGCCAAACTTTAGGTATTTTTACATCTGTAATACCATTACCGTCTACCATTTTTTCTTTTTCAACAAAACAAAAAACTAAAGGAGCTAGTACTTGAGGATTGAAAACATTTGGACTACATTCTGTATTAACATATAATTCATTTTTTTCATCTAAAGCGTCTTGTCCTAAAACATAAACCTCTGTAGGCATTTGATTTTCTTTTGCTGGTATCCTATTCAACACTTCTAAAAGTTCTTTTATAACACTGTCAGGAATAGATTTATCTGAAAAACATCTTGTGTTTATTCTTTTATCTAGTAAATCTACAATCATTAATAACTCCTCGATACATGAAATAAATTTTTATTTTTAGGTCTTAATGGATCTTTCTTTCCGTCCCAACGATTACTTTTAAACATCTTAAATGTTATTCCGTTATCTTTAGCCATTTTTTGTGCTTCTTCAATCTGGTGTTCATTAAATCTAAATGGAATAAATTGCCATTGAATGTTTTTTCCTAATTTTGATCCTAACAACATTGCTTCCCAAACTTTATCAAAATCCATTCCTATCCTATACATATGAGCGGTGTCTGCTAAACCATCAACACCAAATCTAACAATACTATTATCATTACTATATGAGTCATAAAATTCTTCCCACCATTTAATGTTCCTTGAAGGAGATGCAGTACTCATTATAAATGATTTTTTCTTTTTGTCAATCAAATTAATTATTTCAAATAGTCTTGGATGAAAAACAGGATCCCCTAAAGTTCCTTGCAATAAAAATTCATTATGCATATTCGCCTTGACTAACTGTTTAACATGCTCATATTTCATATCTGTCTTTTTAAATAAATTATCAGGACTATTTTCTTGCCAACGTGTTCTTGGACATTTAGGACACTGTAATGTGCATCGTGTGCTAAGTTCTAAATGGAAATATTTCCGTCTGTTTAAATCTTTTTTTGTACAGGTTTTAGAACATTTTTCAATAGGGCTAAGTTTACTGTTGTTTATATGACCTGTAAAAACATGCATATCTTTTATTATATCATTTATATCAAAATAATCTAAATGCCACTCTTTTTTGTAAAATTGTGTCCAAGCATTTCCTCCAATTCCTAATGATAAATCACAACAAGGCATACATTGCCCATCAACTGCAACATACATTTCTCTAAGATAAACGCATCTAGGATAAGGTGTATTATACATTTGTTAACCTTTGTAGTTGAGGAAATTGTTTGTAATAATCTAAATTTCTTAGCTCAGTCAATTTGTCAAAATATTGTCTTGCTCTGTCGTCTAAATTTTTATCATTGTATTCAGGCATATTTAATGTTGATATTAACATATCAAGTGATTTGCAATATATGTCTTTGTTTTTGTGTTCGTTAAAAATGTAGTGCGAACTTTTTAATTTTAGTAGTTTTTCTATTTGTTGTTTCCTAGTTTGTAAAGGGACCATTTCGTGTCTTAAAAAATCTTTACCTCTTACAGTTGTAAATCCCAAATAAAATCTTTGTGAATCATCTTCTTGAATAAAATCGTTAAAGAAGTTGACTAGCTTATCCATGCTAAGACAATTTAAATACTGCACAGTTGTTTGTGTCAAAAATCTCCAACCTTTGTGTAATTTCCTACTATGCTTCATACTATCTATAACACTTTGCCATTCCGTATGGTATCTAATATATTCATCTTCTTCATCGAAACTATCTATACTAAACCGTAGTGTGCCGCCCTTAAACTTATTGAGCACATCAACTACTTCTGGTGTAATTAATGTAGCATTTGTACTAATATCTAGTTCGATATTTTTTGCATGTGCTGTATCACCAATGCTGTCTATAAATTTTACACTAGGTTTGTCAGCAAATACTTCGCCTCCTCTGAATTCCATAAACAAACAATGTTCTAAATTATCCATAATTTGCTCTTTGAAATATTTGCTACTGCTGAGATATTCCTCTCCGCTTTCTTTAGCAATATCTAAAGCACCCTGCATCATAGGAATAATCTTGCCTTGCTTTTCCCATTTTGAATATTCTTTATACATCATTGAACTAAGTCCAGGAGTACACATTATACAACTTAGATTGCATTTTGTTGACAAACGTATTTCCCACCACTGTGGCATGATATCAACATATCCGTTACGTTCATAATACTTTTGGAGTAATGGTAAAGTTTTTTGTTTAAATCTTTTATTTTTTCCTATTCGCTTAGATGTTAGTCCACTTGCTTCCATGCGATGACAAAATTCGCAAGCAGGAATATGTTCTCCACGAAGCATTTTCATACGAAAGTCTTTCATGAACTTGCTATTCCATAAATCTGCAATAGCATCATTTTGTAAATTGTATACAGGCGTTTGTGCAGTATAGTTTTCGTTATTAAGATCATCTAAAACTAAATCTTTAGGTATACCTCTTTCAATACCTGTAATACTACAACATACCCTAGCATCACCTTTACCTCTAGTATTCAACTGTACAAAAGGAACAACACAAAAATTTTTATCATCTATATTCATAGGTTACATTTTTCCTTTATATAGTTTGCAATAATCTTATTTTCTTCGCTACTAAGATGTATATTTGGATTCGGTATAATCTCAGGGAAATTGTTTTGCATAATTTCTATACCTTTTACATTAGTTGGATTTCTAACAAAATGAAAAGAAAATAAACATTTTTCATGATCATCTACTTCTTTGCAAATGTTTTTGTATTCTTTTTCAATTTCGCCCTTGTCTTTTTTTATCCAACTTTTGTATCTTTTGTTAAAATTTGCAGATGTGTTACATATTAAATAATTACCTGTACCTTGAGCGAAGTACGTATATTTTCTAAATTTATCCATATCCGTAGGTAAATCACCGTTTTGTTCAGTTATTGTTCTATATTCAGTAAATCTGTACGGGCTAGTATATTGAAAAATAAATTTATCAAATTTATCAATATGTTTTTTAAAAAACCCGTATTGGAACTGCGTACTAGTTCCTCCAACTGCAAAATTGTGTATTTCTAATTTTGTGGTTTTGTATAAATGATATGGCCAAGTTTCATTCCAATCTCTGGGACCGCATCCCGAATGACTACATCCAAATACTGCTAACTTCATTTTATAATATCCTTTAGTATAGGAAACACTTGCGGAAATTTTTCTGTCCATCCTCTACGTTCATTTACAAGGTTAAGGTATTCTTTTGTTTCAGGAAGCCTTGCACTCCAATCTTCAGAATTCATAAAGTTAATAATACCTTTATATCGCTTCATACCGTAAGGTGCATTAAGCCATTGTTCTTTAGTGATTCCTGCTTCTTGCACACCAGTGAACAGTTGCCAGTTTTCTTCTAGCCAAGGATAAAATTCATTTTCATATTTGTCTGTAATCTGTTGTTTAATATCTTTAGGTAAAACTTTTACATTTAACTGTGGAGGCCAATATGCAAAGTGCATGTTAATACCACCTGCACCTAATGGCCATTTGTTAAGTTTTTTAAATCCTTGCTGTACTTTCCATTGCACAAACTCTGGAATATATGCAACATTCAATGCCATAATAGTTGTTGCTGTTGTGACTTCTACTTGCGGTGCTGTGTTATCTAGCATATGGAACACACGCTCTTGATGTTCCCAGTTACTAGGATAGCGTATGTAATCGTTTTGTTCACCATATGCATCAATACTGTAATGGAAACGCACACGCTTAAAATGGCTCCATAGTTCTGGTAAATCTTTGCGCCATTCAACTGCATTTGAATTATAACGTAGTTCTATGCCGTTAGCATGTCCGCGTTTGATACATTCTTCTAATAGTTCATAGTGTTCATCAATTATAAGACTTTCGCCACCTGCAAAATATAGTTGATACATATGCGGAATCTGATCCATAAGATCTTTCCAGAAGCGTGGGTTGTTTTTGTGCCAGTTATAACTTGCTCCGTGATTGCGTCCTTTGTTTGTCCATTGGCTTGTGTTTGCTAATTTTTCGTTAGTAATTTTAGGATTAATTGCTTGCCAATCTTTTATCCATCCTGAACTATCGTGCGGACTGCACATAACACACGCTAATTGGCACTTTGTACCCATTCTAAGGTCTATATAGCGTATCTTAGGAGGAATACTGCCATCTTCTTTAGTTTCGTCTATTAGTTGCTGTAAATCGTATCTGTTGCCCCAGTATTCTGTTTCCCAGTTGCGTTTACTAAGATGTCCTGCATCTTCTTCTTTGTAACACTTTAAACAACTAGCAGGCTTTTCACCACGCAACATCATTTTTCGAACATTACGCATATAAGCACTGTTCCATGCTTCTTCTAAACTTGTGTGGTTAAAGTTAGCAGGTATACCGTCATCGTTTTTTACAACGCCAACTTCGCCGCCGCCAACTTTTTTATTTGAATCTGGATCTTGTACACTGCTTGCATTTGATGTACAGCATGTTCTCATCTTACCATCTGGTCGAGAACTAAGGTGTAACCAAGGCAAGGCACAAAATGTAGGGGAAATATCACTCATATACTTACTTATTTGAACTGTTCTGTGAAAGGATCAAACTCGGCACCACACTTTGTTGCACACACTTTTAACTTGCCTTCCGCACAACTAGGTTTATTCCAACTGTCTTGTATTTGTTCAAATATACCTGTATCAAAAACTTTTTGTAATCCTTGACGTGCATCTAATGCACGTTTATCTGGAATAAAATCCCATATCTGTTCTACCTTAGGATCTTTATGCCACCACTTGTACATTCTACCAGCAGTCCAACAACAAGGCAATGCCAGGCCTTCTGCTGTGATAAACAAACTGTTTTCTTTTTTTACTTTACATATCACAGGAGTTGCATCATAATAAGCATCCATTGATCCATATTTTTTTAGAATTGTTTCTTGTTTAGTAAGTGCTTTGTTTTGATATTTCTCGTCGGGTTTTTTAAGTTCAGCTGAGTCTTTGCCTTTACGGTCTTTGGCTTGATGACTTTCTTTCTTATTTGTTTTTGCGTCTACAAATCTGCCTGTTTTCTTTTTAATAAATTTTTCACAACCCCATTTATTAGCAAGGGCTTCAGCTTCTTCTACTTGGTGTTGGTTGTGTTCGAATATTAGGAAGTCCCATCGAGCTCTGCCGCCTGCGTTAATAAATGCTTGCATGTTGCGTTCAACATTTTCCCAAACTACCCCTTGTCTATATAAATGATTCGTATCACTAAGACCGTCCACACTAAAAATAACAGCCCCCATTCTTCCAAAGACATGGGCCAGTTTAGTCCACCATTGTTCATCTCTTGCTCCTGCGTTTGTATTCATGCTTAACCACATGTTGGGATTAGCCCAACGAAAGTATTCAAAAATTTCTAAAGTATCTCGTGCTACAATTGGATCGCCTAAGTTACCACACATATACATTGTGTCTAATTGTTTTATAAAGGAAGCAGGAAATATGTTTGTGCAATCTTTATAAGACAATTCATCAAGATTAATATGAGGATTTATTCCTTCACCATTCATGTTGCGGTCACACATAGGACAACTTGCTTGACAGTTTTGTGTAACTTCAAGATGTATTGTTTTTATATCTTCATACTTGTACATCTTCTCTCCACTTAGGTATGCGTATATCAGGTAAACATGTACAATACTTAGTTTTACATATTACAGGACTATCAGGAATAGAATAATTGCCTTTGTATATGTTCCCAAGATCCATTGCCCTTGCTGTGCTACATTGAGCGAGACTAATATCGCCATTGTGCCATATAACTACTCTTGTTTTACCTAAAGCACATTTCCATCCTTGAAAACTGTGTTTGTTTTGGCTAACTAATTCTAATCCATAAGAATAGGGTTTTGGTTGGTCATCTACAACTAAATGGGTAGGAATTCCTTTTGGATTAGGAATATTAGAACTGTAATGTTTAAATAACCTTATAAATGCTTTTTGCTCATCTGTATATTCTTGTGCCACCCCATCAATTCCTCTTATAGGTTTTACAAGTATAGAACATTCTAACTCTTTAAATTTTTCAGCATATTCTTCAATCATATGAAAGTTTTTCTTGTCTGCTAAAAGTAATAAAGTAAGATTGGTGCGTTTGTGTAATACTTCTCCTACATTAAAAATATGATCTAAACTTGCAAATTCTAGATGAGTACTTATTGCAACTCTTGCTATATTATCACAGTTATTTAATAAGCGTTTCCACCAGTTCACGGTTCTTGATCCATTAGTTGTTAGTTGTGTAAAATAACTTTTGTCTAACTCATTTAAAAAAGGAATAAGTTTAGGCCATACTGTTGGTTCACCACCTGTAAGATTTAGTAACTTGGGTCCTGGTTGCACTTCTTTATGTATATAATCAAAAAATTCTAATGCTTTTTTATAATCAGGTTGTCCTGATGTGCCGCCGTATAAGTCTTCTTGGCAGTAACTACAAGAGTAATTACAAATATTACTCACCACCCACTCTATATTCATGCCGTTTGGATTATCAGGAAATATTTTTTTCATAGTATTCCTTCTGCGGCTAGACGCAATGTTTGTTTTAAACTATTTTTCTTTTGTAGTAGTGCATATAACTGCTGATTATATTCTAAAATACCTTTCATTTCTTTACGTATTTTTATAAGATCATCTGCTCTATATTTTGAAAGTGTAATTAAGTTTTTGCATATAATGTCTATGCGTTTTTGTAAAGGTAAGTCTAAATCATAACTTTCATCAAACCATTCACTAAAAGTAAAAAATCCACGCTGTCTTAAATCCTCTAATGTACCTGGATTGCCTAGTGTAATAAACGGCATACCAAGACCAATAGGTTTGTATACCTTTTCACTAAAAAACATATATCCGCTATCTACATGTGTTTCCGTTGCAAGATATAAAAAACTTTTTTTACAGTGAGATTCTGGAACTACATCATTAGGATTTGTTTTACTAAGATCTTCAATATCTAAAACATCAAATTTTGCTTGTGCAATTTTAGTTTTAGGATGATCTTGTTTATACATTTCAAAAGCATCATAAACATCACCCCAGGTATTGTATCCAATTTTTAGTAAATTGTTACTAATTAAACTATCAGCTAACACACACCTATGATACCTAGCTACTCTAGTAAGATTAATGTATAATTTTTTTGGCTTGTACGGCATTACGGATGTCTTTGGGTGGAATTGGGATATCCATACATCGTTATAAATTACTTTTACAATTTTAGAAGATAGTTTTTTATCAGCAGTCAATATCCATATTTTTATTTCTGGATATTTAAATTTAATTTCTTCTGCAACTTTAACAAGATTTCTACTGCTTTCAAACAAATCACAAATACAAAGACATGTGTTTTTGTTTTTCAATCTTTCATAGTTATTTTTTGCAAAATATTTTAGGAAAGACACCCAATATTCGTATTGTGGATCTGTTTCTTCGTGAAAATAGAATATAGGAAAAATATAAAAATTATTAGGGTCAAAAATATTATTATCTTCTATAGCATCTACAGAGTCATATAAACTATTTAAAGAAGTACTAAAATAAGAATTTATTCTAGCACCAGTGTTTGCTGATAAATTAAAATTTTTTACTGCAACATTTAGTTTGTATTGGTTGTCATCAACAAATTTTAAAACAATTTTATTCATCTAAAACTAACCTTACATTTTTTCCAGGGCCTGCACGGCTAGGTAAATCTCCATATTCTTTTACATACCAATCTATAACAGCCGCATACCAATTATGGCTGTTGTGATGTGCTTGTTTATTAAACTGATAAATGTTATTATTAGTAGCTTGCATTGTACTTAAAGCCCTAGCACTTTCTTGTTGCAATTGTCTAACTGTAAGATTACTTAATTCCAATTCTCATATACCTCGTGTATTTTTCTAACGGCAATTCTCCTGTAAACAATACTTTACTAAATGGTGTCATTTCTTCAAAATGTAAACTATCTTTTACACAATTTACATGTTCTTCCAGGGCAACGTAATTATTGCTCTGTAAACATATAAGTTTACCTTCAGGTATTTTTCTAAACCATGTATCAAAGTCTTTTATGTGTTCGCAACTAGTGTTAATTATTGTATCTGGTGAATCATATAGCATACAAATACTGCCGTCATTACGTTTAACAGGATAGTTATGTCCTTGCCATTCAATTTCCATTATATCCTGTGTACATGCTTTAAATTGCCAATCATCCTTTACCCAAGGTTTGTTAAATATTTCAGCAACTCCAGCACAACTTGAGTCAATGTCAAAGCTACGTATTTTTTCTACGTTCATATTGCTTTCAAAAATCATAGTAGCAAGTGTAGCATACCATCCTGCACAAATAAACACAGTACCAAGATCAACTCCTGTGTTCTCGAGTTCCTCGATTAACCATAATTTACTTTGTAGTTGACCTCTGCTAAAACAATGATTGTTAATTTTAATATTCTCTGCAAAAAATCTTTTGAATGCTGAGGTAAAATGGGTGTCCACATATTTTTCAAGTAACGGCCAGAGCTTCCAAACATTATCTTCAAGCAATAATTTTCTTAAATTATCATTTTCGCATAATCTAAATATACTGTGTAAATTGTTTTCTAAAACTGCTTTACGTAAATCATCTTTTGTGCCGTTAACAGTATCAGGAAGCAATCTAAATATACTACTGATATCTTTATCAATATATGCTCTGCGTAAATCTGAAATATATGTATTTTTCGGATATAACAGTTCGTATCTATCTAATAATTCTTGGGTTTTCATCAAACTGTTCCTTTAACCATTTGTAATCATTAATTAACCGAAGATCAGACCCCCTAGAAAGGCCAAACTCCATACCGTCATGAGCACCTCTAATCGCATATTCACCAAACTCTCTATCGTGTCCCACGGTTGTCCAAGTCTTGAGTCTTTCATCTGTTTCATCCTCCCTTTGTCTATCAATTATTTTGCTTGCTAATTTTGCACATTCCCTAAATGCACTGCGCCAAGTACTAAATGGATCTACATTAAAAGCAGTGGTATTGCTTATTTCAGGCATAGCTATAAATTTTTCACTTATGCTTGTAGTCATGTCAGGTTTATTAACATCCACTTTTGTAGTTGCAATCCTTGGGAATAGTTTAACACCACCATATCCATAAACTAAATCATTAATAGGGTTACGACTACGCCAAACATGTACAGCATCACGGTCCTTCCTTGGTGGGATATAACTAAAATCAAAATCATCTTCTATATAAGCATCTGCATCTACAAACCATACCATAGGTGTTACTGCTTTATTTGCCGCGGCGATATGTGCTTGGTGTATACCTTTTACTCCGTGTGTGCGTTTTGCATAAGGATACTTTGTTGATAATTTTTCCCAGTTTTGATCAGCTTCTTTTTCATTATAACTTATAAAAGCAATATCATACATTGGCATATACTCCACACTTTTTATAAAAATTCTTGAATTCAGGAAATGTTTCTAAGAAATTTGTGCCTCGCCTTTTGTCATATTCATTTACAAATTGCCAAAATTGACAATACTCAAGTGTATAATCATTTTCTCTAGAAAGGTTAGTCAAACAGTCTTCATATATCCTTTTTAGTTTCCATATTTCGTGATCCATAAATCTATTAGAGTTCTTTTTACGTTCTTTCATAAAATCTAGTGCAGGCTCTAAGTATTTTTCTATCAACTGTTTATCTGCTACCTTTATGTCTAAAAATTCAGGATGCCTTACATACGCCCAATCTACAAACACTGTGTTTTCTTTCATTCTTTTCATAGACACAAGAAAACGCAAATACGGAATAAGTGTTGGTAAACTTAATATGTTAAATGCACTCATAAAAAATACTCTTGCTTTATGTGTATTTTTTATAAAATATTTTAGATTTTTTTCAAAAAGTTTAAAATTCATTCCATACCTAACATACTCTGCTTGTTTTCCAAAACTTTCAGCACTTGTATAAAGTTGGAAATTTTTAACACAATTATTTTCTTCTAATTCGCGTATACTATCAACAAATTCTTCCCAAAGTTTATCTGGTGGACAAGCATTTGTGTTAATAGCAAATTCTAATTGAGGTTGTGGGTTGTCTCTAAGATACTGAATAACTTTTTTAGTGTGTTTACTAAGCAAAGGCTCACCGCCTGTTATTCTAAACACAAGCATATGCTTAACAGCTTCAGGAAACCATTTCCAAAAAGCATCAATATAAGGATTTTCTTCACGTTCAGGAATAGGAACTTCTTCTTCTCTTATCCTATTGTAGGGTTTTCTTTTAAGTTTGTAAAATCCATGTTGCTTTATTTCTTCTGCCCACTTACTACTGAAAGGCGGGCCGCAATATGCACATTTAAAATTACATACATTTGAAAAACTTATTTCTACATACCTTGGATATATGTCATCCATCCAATCACTTGCAATAATTTTTTCTTTGTCAATCTGACTCCACTTTGCACTGCTCTTAATTACCCTGTCACTATACTCATTTGTGTTGTCTTCTATTCTCCAACAATAATCACACTCCGGCGGACGTTGATTTTTCAACATCATACGTCTTTGATTTTTCTTAAACTGTGTATTGTGCAAAGCATTAGGATTTTTTGCAAGTTCATCTAACGGAATTTTATGAGCCGCAACATGATGACAACTATGGTTAATACCTGATGCCAAATGTATTGTAACCTGCGACCATTTTGCAAGGCAAAATCCGCACCCTACTTGATCTAATTCATCTTTTATATCTTTAAATTCAATCATTCTGGATCAATCACAAATTGTTGTTTAGGGTTACGGCTAGGATTTTGGTAAACTGTTTTGAAAAATTTACTTTGCTGTTCGTCTAACGGCATTTGTCCTATAGGTATATCCAAATTATCTATTAATGAAGCACCTAGTATTTCTATTGCTTCTAATAACATTTTAGAGTCTACAGATTCTTTTTCTTTCCATAAATTATTGAGATATTCAAAATCTCTTACATTGACATAATCCCAATCAGTTAACATTGTTTTAACTAAGCCTTCTCTTGCGCCGTAGATAGCCCATAGACCATTTTCAACATCAGAGCCAATCATTAACCAAATCCAAAGTCTATGCAAATTTTTCCAATGTCCTTGTAAGAAGTTTTCAACTGTTGGCTTCACACCTTGATCTAGTGCCATCTTAACACCTTCACGAAACCCTGCTCTCCAGGCCTGCTGAGGTGTTGCATTGTTATACACATCTGAATAACAACTATTTTGCTGTAGGTACTTTAGATCCCAACAAAAATCAACTTGTGCTTGAGGATTATCAGGGTCTGCATTTTCATGTGTACGCATGTTTAATACATATTCTTTTGGCCAACATTTTAATCCGCCGTTACCATACATCAGTCCATTTATTATGTTCCTACCACACCAACTAATAACACTGTGCTCTAAGTCACTATCCTTAGGTATGTCTAACTCTTGCTCTAAAAACTTAGGATTAATAATATTGTCTGCATCCACAGTGATAAATCTATCTGTTTCTGCAAGTTTTGCACAAGCCTTGTGTGCCGCGTCTGATCCTTCAACTCCATGTATACGTTTTGCCCAAGGAACTTTGCTTACCAAATCTGCATAATTTTTTTCTGCATTAGGTTCGTCATAACTTAAATATATAATATCGTAATCAATTATACGCATTTTGTTTTCCTACCTTGTGTCTGTGTCTAAGTCTACTTTCAAAACACACAATACTTACTTCTTTATCTGCAGAGTGTCCTTGTACAACTAATTTGTCTGTGTTAACTAATTCTTTCATGTCTATAACAATAGTATCTAACAGCACAAATCTATTACGTGCTTCTACTATGTAATATTCCCTAAAATAATCTGTTCCTAAATTAATTAGTGTAGGTATTGGACCACTCAAATGATTGTGTATGTGCCAGCATTTGTCGAGTTGTTCAAATATTATACCTTCTTTTGTAATATCTTTTTTTGACACAATTCCCTTTTCTTGATCAATATAACCATCTTGCTCTACATTTACATTTACAAGATGCATTTTTCCTTTTTGGTGATAATCTTCAACAACTTGGTATTCAGCTAACATTCTTGTTCCGTTGCTGAATGCTTCATAAGTCTCTAAGTCAACTTCTAAACTTGAAATAGCTGGATCATATTCATTGGTTACAGAAAGTATTCTTCCATCATCGTCATATTGCACATATAACATTACACTTGTTCCTCTAACCAGTCAATTATTTCATCTGTCAAAAATTCATCATCAACATAATGAAGCACACCTTTTTGTTTGTATCCATTTAAAAATAATCCTGTATCTCCAACATCACACGTTAAGTCAGTGGATTTGATTAAAGGATTAGACAAATTTTGTGCATGTGATTTTAAATGAACAAAAGATAGCATGTTGTTATTATTTACAGATATATTAGCAGTACCAAGTATTTTTAGAGCTATAGCGGCACACATATCAACACTACACCAATTTTGCATACTATTAGGTGCATATTTACTGTAAAAAATTTTCCAATTTTTCATTATAATTTCTAGTAACACAAAAAATTCTTTTGTTTCATTTGATTTATTGAACTGAAACATTGCTACATATGGATTAGGAAGATTGTTTGCATCAAATGCTTTCCTATAGTAACGTGATGTTACAGGTTCTTGCCTGTAAGTAAGTACATCTTTAGTAAAATGGTAAGACACATGCTGTAAACTAGTCCACGTATAATCTAAATTATCTAAAACTAGCATGTCAGTATCAAATACTGTTGTTTGCCTATACGGCGTTCTATGATATATTTTCCATCTGTTGTTAATTTTCCATTTTGAGTCTTCTGATAAATCTCCCCAAGGTATATCAATTACCTGATCAAAAACCTTTTTATATTTGGTAGGTACATCATCGTTGGTCATGACGCTAATGTTAGCATCAGGCGACTGTGCCAATATACTTAATGCAAGAGCGTATGCTTGTCTAACATAATCTGTTTTAGCATTATTCTGTGCAACAACAAAGTACCCTCTACTCATTTTCAAATTCTCCAGTAATTACTTTATTCAAACTAAATTTATTCATAACATGTAAAGTGGCATTGTTTAGTTTTACTAGAAGATAGTCGTAATCGCGTTGTGCAAGTAATCTTGCTGTTCCATCAGTATTTTCTAACAAAACATCTCTATCAGTGCTTACCCACATGTCTGTAGGTAATCGCATTGGCCAATCTGTGGTTTCTGTAAAACCACGCATTATATGAACAGCAATACTAAATGCAAAATCATTTCGAAACTTGCTTTCTTGTATATCATAAACAAGTCTGTAATAATTATAATTTTCTCGTATGTGTGACGCTAAATCAAAAACCGTTTTTGCTGTTTTGCTTTTTGTAAAATAAAGTATGGTTGCCCAATACATTGGAATTGTTCTATCACTAACCCTATCAAATCCTTCAATTTGTTTTGTAGTATTAACCATATTGTAATCTTTGGCAATCATAAAATCTTCATTTGTATTAAAACATTTTAACAATTTATTATTACCTACAAGTAAATCTGTATCTAATACAAGTGTTTTATCAAATAATGTTAAATCATAAGCACTATCACGAAGGCTATTTTTCCAGGTCAATTTTTTATTATGATAAATGCCATCATAAAAAGTCTTTGACGCTCCAACCGGGGCGGGTGAATAAGTAACGTGTTCTATATATTTTTTATAAAAAGGAAATTCTGTTTCGATGTAATCTACAGCGTTTGTTACTATTTGTACAGGCAAGTCAAGATGCCGCTTAATCTGTTTAGCACAGTAAACAGCCTGTTTTACATAATCAATAGTTTCGTTGTTGAATGCAAATAGCAATACACCATTTGTCATAAATTTGTTAGCCCTTCAACTGATCTATGCGTCTTGATATCGTTGTAATCTTTAGCATATTTTCGTGATGCAAAAACATATACACCAACTAATTCTCTCATAAAGCCTTTTAAATCTTCAATAAGAACAGGTAGGTTATTGTCATCTAGAATGATTGCAGTGTCTTCTCCTGATTCAACAATCACAGATACAAATGTAATCAGCTGTTGAGTTGCTGTAAATTTATGTCCATGGGTATAGTGTATTAGATTTTCTTTGAATTGATTCAAAAAAATAGTTTTTTGATTGTTTTGTGTCTCAACAAATTTAGAAAATTCTAATGCTTTTTCTAGTCTTTCGTCCATTGGAACTCCTTGTATATACGCATAAAGTATATAACAATTTTACCAATTTGTCAAGTCTTATGTGAAAGTATTTGTTGCGCCTGTGCCAATTGATGGTGCATTTACAGAAACATTAGATCCTGTAGCACGAATATATGAAAATTCGCTTGTCAACGTGCCTTGAACATTTTCGTCAACAGCCGGTCCTGTTCCAGTTTTATCACCTGCATCATTGTCTTCGTAAATCATTCTAACACGCAATCCGTTAGTAATTTTTCGAGCTTCTACTTTGTACCTGTTTTCTGAATATGGGTTTGCGGCATTATCTTGTGTATAAATGTTAGATGCTGTTGTAGTTAAATCGTAGTATCCATCATTATTATCAATAGTACCCGATGTACCTGTGTACTTGTAACCGTCTACATAATTAATACCAATAACACTAGAATCTGAAAGCATGTTTTTCCATTGTAGGGTTTTTGCTTCACTACCTGTGTATGAAAGGGTTGACGAACATCTAATTACGCCGCCAGCGTTAAAAAATGCTTTGGCATTATTTTCGTTAGTCCAAGTAAACGTTACATCGTGTATAATTGTGCCATTCCAGTTTGTTGCTGTTCTTGATCTAGCAGATGTTGTTGTGCTTTGTCCTGCCGCTAATAAAAATCTATTAGAAGCATTTGAAATAAAGTTTGCTACAGTTTCGTAATCATTATGTATTTGAGCTGTAATGCCAGTGTCAGTATCAACAGTCACCAGTGCTGGTCCGCTTGGTGCTGATCCTACTTGGTGTGTGTATGCTTTTGAAATATCTTCTTTAAGTGCGTTCCACTGTGCGGCTGTAATAGTGTCTCCTGGACTAACTGAAGGTGCAGTAGTTGTTTGCAAATATCCTGCCGCCCCAGTTCCTGTACCGGAAGGTGTTCCCATTACTGTCTGCATTGTACTACGTAATGTAGTATATTCTGTTTCCCCTATGGTTTGTCCGACTGTTACTGCCATTTTCTATCCTTTTTAAAGTACGTAGTTATTTATACCTTAAGTACACACTCTATTAATTTTTCTTCTTCTGAATCGCTTGCTTCTAATGCAACACCAACAAGTGCGCTTGTTGCAACTGTTGAGCAAATACCATCTGCCCATGCGTAAATTGGATCGCCTTTTTTCACTGTTCCTTTTACTCTTACAGGAACACGACCTTTAAGTCCAATTGCTTGTCCTTCTGCATCACTGTTCATTAAGTATGCTGGTTCTGCTGATATAACACCTATACACATGCAACTTGCTCTACATGCTGTTGTTTCTTCATCGCCACCTACACACATTGCTGTGCCGACAGGGTATTCTTGATCGGTTGTATACTTTTCAGCTAAGTCTGCATACCTTGCACTTGTAGCAGTACCTTGGAATAAAACTGCATTTAAGTTACCAGATCCATCTCTAACAGCAACAGTATTTCCTGTACCTGTGCCACTGCTATCAACTGAGCCATTTCTTGCATTACCACCTACTATAAGTGCCGATGCTTTTTCCGAAGTTCCGTAAATGTTTCCTGCATGTATGTCGTTAAATGCGGCCGCCGAAGATCCTAAATCAATTGATTTGTAAACGGTTGGACCAGTGCTTTGAATTCCTGGTAATACTGCACCAGGACGTATATCTACTACATTTACACTGGCTCCGCCTGATTCTTTTACGCGGAATTTAATTTCATCACCTTGCGAGTTTTGAATAACGCCTTCGTTATCGTTTTCAATAAACAGTTTTAAATCTAGTCCAGCACCAATTGCTATACCTGCATCTGTTTGGAAATTTGTAATTTCTGTGAATACTGTAGGAGTACCAACACTTGCTCTAACAAAACTACTTGCTTCTACGCCGCCTAATCTTAAAGCATTTGAGGCAGTACCATGGAATTGGTGATCTGTGCTTGTTACACCTGCTGTAGCACTTTGCGTATTTTTAAGTGTTACACCCTGTCTTACTACATCAAATCCCGAAATAGCGTTTTCTGCGTCTGTACTGTCAATTGTAAATTCTACTGGGCTTATAATAAATATGACTTCGTCGTTTACTGTTGCGGCAATAACACTTCTACTTACACTGCCTACATCACGTACTGTTTTACTTTGCATCTGTGTAATGCCTGATCCAGCATCTTGGGGTCCTACTAGTACAAAGTCTGTTCCGTTGTATGCATATAGCTGTTGGTTTGTTGTGTCCCACCAAAAATCACCAGTTGATAAACCTGCAGGAGCAGATGCACTAATTTCTGCACCTCCTGTTGTACGCCATTTATCACCATCATAAAACTTCAATTTGCTGTTTGCACTATCAAACCAAACTTGGCCTCTTATTGCCCTTGGTGGTTGATTTGCGCCAGCAAAGTTTTCTAATAAAAATACAAAATTTTCGTTTTGTATTTCACCATACCCTGCATAGTTTTTACCAACAAGTTTTATGTCGGTAGTTTGGTCAATAGTACCGTCTTGAACTACTGTAAGCTGGGTAGTATCATATTTGTTAATTGTATACGCCATTTATAAACCCCTTGTTGCAAGTATTTATCATATCCTTACGGATATGCTACTGTGCTATTGTGCGTCCACACGCCCCCTGTTATTGTGAATGTCATTGTGTATCTGCCAGGAGTAAGTGATACTGTACCTGAAGCAGTGTTTGTTGCAGTAATATCCTGTATTACTGTTTGGTTTTGAGTACCTGCAGAGTCAACTGCAATACTAGATTTTTGTAATGTCTTTGTTGCATCTGGTGAAGTACCTACAGAAATAATAATTCCACTTACTGTTGCAGAGGCATATGAAGTACAATGTATTTTTGCCTGTTTGCCGTTTGCATCTGCTCCTGCAGGATAGATACTATCAAGAACATTCTTAACATCTGTTATCGGACCGCTTGCTGTTCCTGCTGGATCAGGTGTTGAAAAACCTGTAATATCAAGTGCAAACGCAATATTTTCTATAGCAACAGTATTATCAACATATCCTTTGTTTGCAACATCAGCGGCAACAGTTGGATCAGAAACGCCTGTAATTTTTTGAGAATTTATTGTTATATCACCAGTTGAACTAATATTTAATGCTCCTGGTGAACTAATGCTACCTACTGCCGCATTTCCGGATACAGTTAATGTGCCTAATGTTCCTACACTAGTTAACGAACTGTTTATTACTCCGCTTCCTAATGTGTTGGCAGTTAAAACATTGTTATTGTTTATTCTATATGACTTTCCTAACTCAAGGTCAATATTTTGATTACTTGTAAAATTGCCTGTAGCACTACGCCAAATAAAATCTTTACTACCATTTAAACTATTAATAACAAATCCGCCGCCGTCGACTTGTGCATCTGTAAGTTCTGTTGAATCTTCTGATACACCTAAATTAATTTGAGGATCTTTGATACGCATTTGTTCTGTGTCAACAGCAAATGTAGTACCAGTTATAGAAAGGTTTCCTTCAACTGTTAAATCTCCTGAAAATTTTCCGTCGCCTAGGACATCTAATTCTACAGTTGGTGTAGTTTGAAACAAACCTATTTTGCTGTTAGTTGCATCAAAAGTGAAAAATTCAATTTGGTCGTTTCCAACTTTACGTCTAATAGCAAAATCTTTATTTTGTTGTACCACATCTATCACTGTTTTTGTATCTGTGCTTAAAACTTTAAATACACCGTATTGTGTATCTCCGTAACCAACTTTTAATCCTGTTTCTCCTTTGACAAACAATCCGCCGTCCATTGTTTGGTCAACAATCAAATTTTGACTATTTCTTTCGTTAGTCCTTACAAAATCTGTAGGCGAATAATTATTTCCTGTTCCGTCTATTAGGTTTTCTGCTGTTTCTGCAATACCATGCCAACGATATGCAATATTATCTCCGTTGTCTGTTTTGTATAGCGGATTGAATCCTACTTTAATTACTCTACCAGCCGCATAAGGAAGCAAGACATCTTCATTTCGAGGAGTAAATTCATTTTTACTGTGTATACCAACTAATGTACCTTGCAAATATTGAGCAAGAACTGCTCTAGTTTGTCCTGAAGTGTCAACCATAGTAACTGCTTCGTAGGTTGTTTTACCTTGCGTACTGCTGTAATTTGGTCCTACAAGGACTACATCTGTGCCATCAAAAAAGTAAAGTTTATTTTGATCGTTATCAATCCATAGATCGCCTGCTATCATATTTGGCTGTGTAGCACTTATTACAGGTCCGCCTGCAACACGGAATGCTTCGCCATTGTAAATTTTTAATCGTTGGCTGGTTTTATCATACCATAATTGTCCCATGATAGGATTTGATGGTGCTGATGAGCTTGCAAAATTTTCTAATAATTTAATATAATTTTCGTTTAGAAATTCTCCAAATCCTTTGTAATTTCTTCCAACAAGTGTTAGGTCTGAACTAGTATCATCAATTATACCGTCTTGTAGTTCAACAAGCAAAGATCCATCTGTTTTATTCAGTTTATAACTCATGCTACTACTCCAGTATATATAATGTAATTTATAGTTTGGTATGGATTCATAATATCCATTGATTCACCTACTGCACTAAATGAACTTCCTGCAGGAATATCAACACCTCCACTTTTGTTAATTGTCTGTGAAACTTTGTCTGCACCAGTTTGAATACTACTAGTTTGTGCATCGCTAGGCAAGTCTCCGCCTCTACCATCAACTGCTCTTATAGCACTAAACTGCACACCGTTTTGTGCTTTTAAATCGTGTTCGTGTTCAGGTAAGTTTTCTAAATTAATTGTAACATCATCTGATCCGTCTACAGCACCAAGTACAGTTGTATTACCGCCTCTTGCTCTAGTATCAGCACTTTTTACTGTTATAGTTGTGCCAGCTAAAAGTCCTAAATCAGCTAATGGTGTATTTGCTACATCTACTAGTACAATATTTACATTAGTACCTGTGATTTGTAATTGGTTGTTACCATTGTTTGATGCAGATATACCAGTTATATTTGCATTTGTGATATCTGTTATAACACTTGCAAGATCAGTGCCAGTTAAATTAATAGTTGTGCCATTGATACTAAAAGCATCAAAAGCTGTCACAGTTGGTCCAGATATAGTACCAGTAACTGTTGCTATGTTAGGTTCAGCAACTGGCGGATTTGTGCCGCCCATAGTTAAACTACCTAATGGAAATCTACCTCTTAGATCTGGTAGTCCAAATTGTCCGGGGGAAACATCGCCTTGCGGTTTATAATTGTAACCTAACAATTGAAATAATGTATTATATGTACCTGTGCTTAATTCTTGTCCATTACAAAATTTCCATCCTGTAGGTTCTACGTTACCTGCATATGGCATAATACTACCAATAGGTGTTAATCCTGAAATATTTTGGAATAATGTTTGTCTACTTATTCTGCGAAGTCCTGTGCTTTGTCCACTTATTCTATCAATAATGAATTCATCGTTGGACAAACTATCAGTAACTTGTGTTTTGCTTGAAATGATAGTGTTTTTAATACTAAGATCAAATTCTTTTAAACTACCTCCGTCTTGTCCGTCAAAAACTTGTTCAACAGTTTCAACATCACCAGTTAATCTAAAAGTAGTTGAACTTGTTAGCTTATCAGCTCTACCTGCTTTACCTGTGATGTTACCTAATACTTCACCTTCTAAGTTTCCAATAAATGTTGTTGCATAAATTTTACGCCATTTATTAGCAGAACTACCAATGTTTCTTGTGTTGTTAAGATCTGGCATTATAAGATCACTATCTGCTGAATCAACAGTAAGGTTATTATTACCTAAAGTAATACCTTTTTGTACAGTTATGTTTTCGCCAACATTTAAACTTTTTGCTACACCAACGCCGCCTTTTGCAACAATACTACCGTTACCAATGTTAGAACTTTCAGTAACATCATTTGTTTTGATTGTTCCACTTGCAAGAACATTTCCTGTAATATCTAATGCTTCATCTGGAGCTTCGTTGTTTATTCCTACTCTCAAACTTGAATCAACTCTTAATACTGTGTTACTAGACCCTGCGTTTCTTACACGCATGTCAATGTTAGAACCTTCAATGTTATGTTGTATAACACCTGCACTACCTTCAATACCAATATTAAGTTCACCGTTTATTCCGTAACTTAATCCTGTATTATTTTGAATGTTTATAGGAAAAGTTGTAGTTGATTCAGCATCACCTCTTAAAAAGTTTGCCGCAGGAACTGGTAAGTCGTTTATAATTAAATTTTCAGCACGTTCAGCAATACCATAAAATTTTACATTGTTTATTCCATCACCATCGGTGTCTCTATTGGCTAAGTTTATACCTGGTTTAATTGTTGTAAATCCTGATACAGTTGCCTTAGGAGTAAATTCGTTGAAAGCAATTATTCCAACAACGTTTGCATTCACTTCAATTTGTATTACAGTATAGTCTACGTTATCTTGACCTGTAATTGTCGCAGGTCTAGTACCTGTTGTTAGACCTTGGCTAAATTCAGGACCTACTAAAACCCAGTTTGATCCTGAAAACAAATATAATTGTTGAGAGTCAATGTTTACCCATAAATCTCCATCAACTGCTTCTGTTGTATCCGGTTGTGTAGTGCTTTTCTTAAGTCCGCCTGATGGTACCCATATTGTTCCATCATATACTAGTAATTGACCGCTAGAACTATTATACCACAACTGTCCTTCAACAGCATTACTAGGTTCTGTAGGACTTGCAAAATTTTCTAATAAATGGAGTAGGTCTTCTGCAATTACTTGTCCGTAACCTGTGCTACTTCTTCCTGGAAACCCAATGCTTGTAGATCTGTTTATAGTGCCGTCTTCAATAACTATCGGATCTTTATCAGCACTATTTGTAAAATTTATAGTATATGACATCTAATTATCCTTCGTTAAATCCTGTTAAACTTTGCACCCTAACAGTATAATCAATTTGTATTAGTCTGTTTAATGATTTTTGCACAGGATGGAAAATAACATGTGTAAGTAGTCTTCCCGAACCAGAAGAGCTATATGCTTTGAGGCCTAATTCATCAAATACATATAAATTATTTTGATCTGAAGCAGTATCAAAAGCATCTTGACCTGTTGGTTCGCCATAATCTAATAAACAAGTGACTAATATATCCGTATAGTTGGTTCCGCTAACATGACGTGTTTCAATTTTGTTTCTAGCAGGATCTAAATTGTTAACACTTCTGTCATCTACAATTTTTGTAAATGTTTCATTGTACAAACTTGCGTTTGTGCCAGTTGAATTAGGTGTGAGATATGTGATAATCCCTGTAGGATCTACACTTGTTCCTCCATTACCAAACCCCATTTCATAAATCCAACCTGTACCACCGTTTCCTAGACTTTCTGCAAGGCTTATACTCATATTTTCATAATGAATAGCATTGCGTTTGTCAACTAAAACTTCGCCAGATTCTGGGTTGTGAATCTTTATGTGTCCTTGTAGTAGCACACCGCTTTGTTCGTTTATTTTATCTGTCATAGTTTATACCATCCTGCTGTTGTATTTATCGCGGTAAGTCAACTGTTGC